TAGTCAGGACCTGTTTGGCCTGAGGCTGGCGTTTGGTCGCAGACCTATTTTCCGTTTTCTAGCTATATGGGATCCTACTTTTTTATTCTGGATCCACATTCCAAAAAAATACACAGAATTTTTCCCTTACAGTTCTCTATAGGGTTCCATAGTACAGTTAGGTGTTTTCTACAGTGAAAAACTTGACAAAACCACGAATCATGCTATTATACTAGTATAGTCAACAAAGAGAGAGATTAACAACTATGTGGGTATGTGAGAATTTAAAGTCAGTATATGAAGAACTAGATGGTCTTATTCCTTTTGATGGTCCTGTATGTAACGTCAATAAGAATAAAAAGCTAGAGAAGTTGCGTAAAGCTAGTAATGTAGTACATGACATATTCAACAATGGTCTTATGAATAGAGGTAAATCTCTTAAAGTATTAGGGTTAATGAAGTATGATTTGCCGTTACCACAGTATGCTCACGGGCATTATTACGACGGTAATTGGGATCGAATTAAAGAGATAGTAGAACCTATCTTTGAGAACATCATACTAGATGCCGCAGTAGAACAAGACTTATCATTAGAGTTAGTTCCAGTCAATAACAAGATAGAGGTTCAAGTTAAATCATAATGGGTAAAACTATTAAAGAATGGTCAGAAGAACTCTCATTATTTGATGATGGGACAGAACGTCTTATATATCTAGTAGAACTAGCAAAGAATTCAACAACACTACCACGAGAATTACGTACAGACGATAGATTAATCGGTGGTTGTATGTCAAAGATATGGGTAGAAGTAGGTGTCATAGAAGGTAATGTCAAAGTATATTACGATTCAGATGCACTAATTACAAAGGGTATTACATCAATAGTATGTGAATGCTTTTCAGATAGGTCAGTAGCAGAGGCTCAAGCAATCAAGATAGAAGACTTTCAATCATTGGGAATTCAACAACTGTTAACACCTCAAAGGCGAAACGGGTTAGGCAGTTTAATAGAAACAATCAAAAACAAAGTAGCGAGGTTACAGTAAATGTATAGTGTATTTTTAGTCAATTTCGGTTATACTCACAGTACGTATCCAACTTTAGAACAAGCTATTGCAGGTGCTGAACGAACTGGATTTCAATGTTCAATCTTTCGTGAAGGTGATACGGACTTTAAAGTATTAAAGTGGGTATGTCCAACAAAGGGAAAGCGATAATTATGTATATAGTTAATAAGTTGCTGAGAAATTTTTCCGAAAAGAAAAGCAGGATTCCGGTCGTAACATCGGCTATTTTGTTAGGCGTTACGTTGGCTTTAACAACTTGTGGTACTCCTGCTCCTGCATTTGATGGTACTTATAAACTTAATAATCAATTCAAAGAAAACTGGAACAATGTTACTGATAAAGCAGTATCATATTCTGATGATATTCTAACTGTAACACTAGACTATTCAATGAAAGGTGGAGAAGTAGATTGGGCTAGACGAGGCGAAGAAGGCTTTGCTCAACGTTGGCAAGTACAATCTAAGAATCATACACGTGCTGGTACTACAGGTTGGTATACGTTTAGTTTCAAAGTAGCAGAAGATTTAGATATCCCACATTATACTTTATCATTTGCAGACTTTAAACGTATCATTGGTCGTACAGATACTGGTGCTCCTCCAATCTCTTTCTCAATAAACAACAATAGATTTCTATTAGGTGTTTCTGGTTCAGACGAACAATCATGTAAGAAATGGGCATCAGGCTCAGAAGAATGTAATAACTCAGAAGCCTACTTTTTAACACTAGCAGATACACAAGAACTCAAAGGACGATGGGTAGATGTAGTCTTTCGTGTAGAATGGAAAGATGCTGGTTCAGTTGCAGTATGGATTGATAATGAATTACGTACAGAATTCTATGGTAATCTACGACAAGGTGGTACTTCGTTTATGTATAAAGTAGGTTCATACAGAAACCATATGCATCAAGCTACCAACCGAGGTATTGAAATACTTCCAGTTACTGTACAATATGCAGATATCAACAAAGGTAAAACTTGTGATGCAGTAAGCGAATTGTGTTCAGATTTAGAACAACTAAAAAACAAGACAAATGCATCAAAGATGAAACATATTGTTAAGTGTGGTACAGATGGTCCCGGTTCATGTAGAGGTGTATATTGGGATTAAAACTTGACAGATATCAAATTGGTGATATATTAATAATAGATTTAAACAAAAGAGAGGATAAATCAAAATGAACGCACAACTTCAAACAGCCGTAGATGCAATGCGTAAAGTTACTTCACAAGCAGACTTGAATGTACTTGCTCAAGTATGGCGAGACCAACAGACGTTCATCGGTAAGATGGCAAAGTCAGGTCTTAAAAAAGGTGACACTATTGAATGGGAATATCGAGGTCTTGTACGACAGGGTATCATTCAAAAGATGAATCAAAAGACTACAGAAGTAGTTGATGCTGGTGCTAATCCTTTTGGACGTACTGTCACTAAAATTCAAAATTCTATGATACTTGGAAAGGTGGCCTAACGTGGACATCGGAGCAACCAGTATAAATCAATTCTCAATGTTTTGGTCTGTACTAGAACCACTTATCATCATTGGAATAACTGCCGGCGTTGTGTTGGCAGTTATATTTGCATCAATTAAAATTGGTTGGAGGTTAGCACCCTGGATTGTAGTGTTAGGACTTGTTATTCTGTTCCTAAACTAAATACAGAAAATTTATGAATAGAACATTACGAAACATTTTAGTTGGAGCCCTACTAGTAACTATGTGGGGCTTTGTTTTTGCCAACACCATTAAGGCTACGGCAGAAGAAACCACGGAAACTAAAAAAGAGATTTACTTATTATGTGGATTCTCAGAAGAAGACTTTTATGCAATAGGTATCAACCCAGATGAATACAAAGCTATTATCAAGCATATCACATGGGATTCACCTCTAGGAGGATATCTCTTGAAAATGCCAGAAGAATATGTTATAATAATTCAACATGAAACAGGTTATAATTCATATTATATTAACAGATATAATTTAGAATATGAGATTATATTTACAATAAATACTATGGGGAAGAAACTTCAAACAGGAGGGGTGTGTCGCATTGCGACCAAATAATATACAATGAGAGAACTTATTTTTGACAGTTGGAACGGTTTAATGGATGTCAAATGGAATCCATTAAGACATATAAAGGATACAAACGTAAGACACTTGGTATTACAATTACTAGCATGGATGTGGTGTATTACATTTTCACTATACTTTGGATCATTTGTAGTATTCGGATATACTGCCGTGGCACACTTTATAATCATTCTAGCAATAGTAGTAACAGTTGCTACATTTAAAAAAGCAGAAACATTTAAAACATGGGACGGGACATTTAAATACGAGGACGCACAAGCGCCTAGTAAGTATGAAGATATTTGGTAATGATATACAATGAAAAATTTCAAGATAATAATGTATAAAGGAAAAGTTATGGACGTTAGTTTATTAACTGAAAAAATTAGTCAAGAAGACTTTATCGAAATGATTAGTCATTTTGGTTTTCCAGAGTGGGGAACTCCAGGATTCTATAGAGCAATCGAATTAGAATTGATAGAACCTGAATATGAGTTTGATGCAGAAGAATATTACTTCACTCATATGGAAAGAGATCCTCAATCTTTACACTAATTTATTCTCAATAATCAATTTAGCTATTGCTTTATTCAGTACTGGCCCAAAATGAGCACCAGCAGGTCCGTCTTTTATTGATACAATATCTCTAGCACAAACATTATCAACCCACCATTGTCTATGTTCTTTAGGCATATTAATCCAGCCTGGATTTTGTTTATCAAAGTCACCTCGATAATTAAAGTTTGCTTTCATAAACTCAGGGTAAGGAGCCTTAACTTGGTCTAGTTGATTCATCTTTTTACCAACTATCTTATCAAGAGCAAAGTCATAAAGGTCTATATTTTTTGCATGTGCCAACAGTTTTAGAGTTTGTCTATACAAGTTTAATTGATATACCATGTCTTGATTTTCTATAAAGTGACTTTCATCAAGTCTTGGCCATAGGTCTCTGAATCTTAATTGAACTTCTTCGTTAGATATCAATCCATATTGGTCAGGTTCTTTAGGTCTAAACAAACTGACTTCTTTTTCTGTACCAGTCATATCTAGATTACTCCAACCGTTTTCTATAGTATCCCATTTATAAGATAACGATACTCTATTGATACGAGGCCATAGTATAGCTATTGCTTTTGGATTATACTTCTCTATAAGATGTATTACATTATTGAATACTGTTCTTATACTTGCACCCTCACAGCCTAGATTAACTGTTTGCATTTCTAACTCTTTACCTATATAGCTAGGTACTGTATGTCTTTGATTAACACCTTTACCGAATATATGACTACAACCAATTACACCAACAGATTTGTGCCAGTCTACATTATCAAAATCGAAATCATTTCTAAATCCTTCTGTATTAAATGTATAAGATATCTGTTCTTTTCTATAACGCCAATCGATTAACTCTGCCATAGCCAGAGCCTGTGTGAACTCTAGTTGTTCTTGTGGACCAGTAAATGCTATCGTTTTGTTAGGTTGACCAACTTGAAAAAAGTTTATACCTAAGTTTTCGTATTCTTCTGGCTTATCCCAATTTATATTATCTCTTACTTTCTTATGGATCATATCTTTTTCAATCTTTGTACTAAAGTTTTAGCAATCGCTCTGTTAACAAACGGCCCATGATGTCCGCCATTGGGTCCATTGTGTATACTATAATCTTCTATATCTCTAGCAGTAAACTCATTAAAGAACCATTCTTTACTTCTTTGATTTATCTTTTGCCATTTGTTAGGGAAGTAACCTTGAGTCATTATCATATCTTCGTGTAACCACTCAGGATGAGGTTGATACATTACTAACATTCCTCTATCATTATATTCAGCAGGCTTATCACCATCTGCAACCCATATTTCATTATCAGTTATTTCAGACATGTATGTACCTTTTAACAAAGCACGTACAGTGTGGCGAATAAGGTGTTTTCGGTAAAAGGAAGTATAATAAGATACGTGATGTGTATTTGCTATTGCTGGATGTACATCTACTCTACGCCAATCGTTTTCAAACTCTGAATGTTCTTTGTATACTAATTCATCTAACTGTCTAGTACTTTGAGGCCATAAGAACAAGCAACCTTTTGGAACACCGTGTTCTTCTACAATCTTCATAAGATTATTGAATACAGTTTCAGCGGAGCCACCTGCTGATCCCATATTGATTACAGGAGCATCAAGTTCTTCTTGTACATAATGACCTACAGTATTTTCTAGTTTATTACCAACACCAGCTATCATACTGCAACCAAATAGAACATAACTGTTCTTCCAATCTACATTATCAAAGTTAAATGGGTTTCTAAATCCCTGTCGGTTTATATAATAATCTATTGTATCTGTTTGCCAACACCAGTAGTTTGGCATCTTACCCATTATATGTTCAAAGTTTTCTTTTGTATCGGAAGAGTATTCAAAGAAAGGAACATGCTTTTCTACATCAGGGTGTTCTTCTGCAAAGTTATGACTATTGATATTAGACATCCAGTTTAAAGGTATATCTCTAAACTCTAATTCTTCTAGTCTATCATAGAAGTTTATAATTCTGCTTTTAAATTTATTGCCTGCTTTTATCAATTAAATGCTCCGCTATATATTTGTTCACTAGTCTACCCCAATGCCCACCTCTAGGTCCAGTTTGGGGATTGTATTTTTTAATATCTCTTGCCTGTATTTCATTAAGCCACCACTTTTTATATGCAACAGGATATTGATCCCATTTAATATATCCACCATGAACACCATCAAACTCTCCTAACACAGGAGTAGGTACCTTAATAGTTATAGAATATTTGTCTTCGCCTTCAGTTCTCTTTATATCTTTTTCACTTCTAATACACCAGTCACGTGGGTCTTGTATATCTGCATAAGGTATGCCCTTTAAGATTTGTCTAACACTATGTTGAATAATGTTTCTTCTATACATCAAATCAGTTAAGAAATCTTTTGAGTATAAGTCCTTTGGAGCATTAGCTGGAATATAATCTCGTCTATTCCAAAACGACTTTTTGCCTTCTTCGCTTGTATGATTATAAGTTAACATTTTTCTTGATGCATAACTCCAATGAATAAAGTATCCTTTAGCAAACCCATATGTATGTATTTGCTTTAACAAGTTATTATATGTCGTTTCAAATCCTGTTCCACCAACACCTAGATTTATAACTGGCTCATTCAATTTATTTGATATGTAAGCACCTATGGTTTCGTTATCTGGATTGCCTGTGCCAAACACATGACTACAACCTAATATAACATAACTATTTTTCCAATCAACTTTGTCAAACTCAGGCGCTCTAAACCCATCTGAGTTAAACTTGTAATTGACTTCATCTTTATGAAATCTCCAGTAGTCTGGCAAAGTTTTATAAAACTGTTTGATATAAACTTTATCTGTCAACCCTGTTGGATTAATAACTTCCAATTGGTCACGGGTAAGGTCTTGAATTTCATTGTGTGACATATTTGGATAGTCTGTACAAAAGTTCATACGATTATACAGAGACATCCAGGTTAAACCTAAATCCCTAAAGTTTTCTTCGCCATTGTCCCAATCTATCTGTTTTTGCATATCTGTATTTATAAACTTGACAAAATCACGAATCGTGCTATATTAATAAGCATGACAACATTAGAGGCATATCAATTGGAACACACAGGACCACAACACACGCATTCTGAAAGGAATGTGATATATTTTCACAAGTACAACTTTGATATCAATTCTTTAGATTATAAAGAGGTCAAAGCACGTGAAGACATTGGTTTTGCTAAGTTACAAGTAATTGCGGCCTCAGTAGTTGCAAACGAATTTAATGAACAACAATATGTAAAAGTTAATGGTGGCGTATACGAATTTCATGAAACAGCCGAAGGTTCTAGATATCTACAGAATAAAATATCTAATAGAACTATCGTTGAAGGTATTCTACATTCATATCCGCATCTTATAAAGCAAAAGCATTTAGATAGTGCTAAAGAAATCTTAACTGAACTAGAAGTTGATTTCATGTTCAAGATACTAAGTGAGGACATGAACGAATTTGAACAATCTATTGCAGGTATTCTTTCATCTGATGATAGTAAGCTAGATAGAAGGTATTGGGGTACTTGTGCGTATCTTCCTACATATACTGTTAAGAAAGCTATCGATAGGCAAATATCTGACAAAAGTGAGAACTCTGTACACATAACAAGTGATAGGAAAGATAATAAAGTATTTTTAGATATAGAAGTAATAAGAGTGAGTATCTCTCAAGTCTACGGTGGTTATAATGTGTCTGCTATGACCACCGAAGGCAATAGAATAAGTTTCTATTCTTCTAAAGAAGATTGGAGAGACTCAAAAGAAAAGTCTTTCAAAATAGAGGCTAAAGTAAAATCTCATGGTCAAGTATGGAAGAAGGAGCATATTGCTGAGACAAGGCTAAACTACGTAAAGATTATATGATAACAGAACTATTATTATCCCTGTTGTTTCTTGCCGGTGTATACGGATTTATTATCTTACTGCTAATTATGTGGGACAACGAAAAGGTTGAATGAGAATAATTTGTTATAAGTCTCCGCAAGAATATATCACACACGACTTTCCAAAAGAAGAACTACTAGAAATTTTAGAAACATGTAAAGACCTCGGAATTCGATGGTATGTACTTGTTTATGAGGCAGAAGACTAAATATCATCATGGCAAACGTACTGGTCCATAAGCACCTGTTAATTCGTGCAGAGGTTAAAAAGCCTCTAGTGAATAGGAGTCGTACCATTAAGTTTTTGCGAAAATTAATCAAAGCAATAGATATGAAAGCAATGTACGGACCTACTGCATCTTATTGTAAGATGCCAGGCAATAGAGGTGTAACTGCATTTGCTATCATTGAAACTTCACACATTGCAATGCATATATGGGATGAACCAAATCCTGCACTAGTACAATTAGATGTCTACTCCTGTGCCCCTCTAGACCCAGAAAAAGTTTTACCATTTTTAAATCAAATGGATCCAGTCAAAATAGATTATAAATTTTTAGATAGAGAAACAGAATTTAAAGACCTACTAGTTACAGATAAGTAATAGTATGAAACGTATAGTTTTAGTAACTGGAGGGTTCGACCCGATACACTCAGGACATATTGAATATTTCAACTCAGCGAAAAGTTTCGGTGATGAATTAGTTGTAGGTCTCAATTCAGATGATTGGCTAACTCGTAAAAAGGGTAAGCCATTTATGAATTTCAAAGAACGAAAATCTATTATTGAATCATTAAAAATGGTAGATAAAGTTGTAGACTTTGATGATACTGATGATACTGCCAACCATGCAATCTATAAAGTAGGTTCTACGTTAGACAAAGATGATAAACTTATATTTGCTAATGGTGGTGATAGAAGCCAAGCATGGACTCCTGAATATAGATTATATAATAACTATCCATGGGTAGAGTTTGAATTTGGTGTAGGTGGTGATAGTAAACTAAACTCAAGTAGTTGGATACTTGATGAATGGAAAACTCAAAGAACTCACAGAACCTGGGGATATTGGAGAGTACTAGATGATAAACAACCTAGGGTTGGGCAAAAGGTAAAAGAACTAGTTATCAATCCAGGCAAGAGTTTATCAAATCAAAAGCATATATTTCGTAGTGAGTTTTGGTATATCCTAGAAGGAGATATCATGATAGAACTAGAATTTGCAGACCATAAAGAATCCCTATATCTTACAGCCCACGATACGTTTACAATACCCCAAGAAATATGGCATAAAACATCAAATATCGGCAAAAAACCAGCACACATATTAGAAGTACAATATGGTGATAAATGTGAAGAAGAAGATATTCAGCGAAAATAAACCCTCAAAAACTTGACAAATCCACGATTCGTGTTATATTAATCGTATAACTGAAATGAGAGAGGTAATTATGAATATCAAAACACTTATCGCTAGTATACTTGTTGTAGTTGGTACGATATCAACTGCATCTGCTAATAGTGTAGAGAAAAAAGCTAATGACTTAGGCGTTACATTGTCAGGTCATTACATTGACGAAACAATGAAAAACAAGATTGGTAAGTATGTATTACCAAGCAATCAATGGTTTGGAGCCCATATCAATTCTGATAAGGGTGTTTTTTATAAAACAGGTTCAGCATTCGGTGATTGGAATGGTGATGGTGATTTAGATTATCTAGGCTTCGGTGCAGGTCATAGATGTGGTTCTGGTGGTACTGGTGGATCATATACTACTGTAGGAGGAAGGCAAGGTTGTAAAGACGATAATGCAATGTACAATCCTATGATTCCTTTTAGTATTGATTCTACTTTTCATTACTTCAAGATGAATAACAATAAAGTATTTGACTTTGGTTCATCTGATGATTGGGGTTATGCGGCCACTCTACAAAGAATGATAGTTGAAGATTTCAACGGTGACGGTATCGATGATTTCTTTGTTCCTAATGCATCTGTTCAAATTAGAAATGGTAAACACTCATATGAAAGTGTTAACAATGTTTTGATTTCAAACGGACCTAAAAGTTGGGTTCAAGGTTATCACACAGGTTTCTTGACTAACAGTAAGCACAAAACATATATGGGATTTTCTCATGGTGCTGATGCAGGTGACATTGACAATGATGGTGACATCGATGTTCTTACTTCACACTTCAAAGGTGTAGTATGTCACTTCAATGATGGTAAAGGTAACTTCAAGTCTGTACTATGTAATAAACAGAATGGTCTTTCAATTACTGTAGGAGATTACAACAACGATGGTAACTTAGATGTTGTTACTTCACACAACTTCTACAATCCTAAGTATGCCAAGTATGCTCCAGAGAAATGGTCAAGTAAGCAGAATGAGAAAACTGTATTACTATATGGTAATGGTAAAGGTAAGTTTAAGAAAGCACAAGAACTAAAGCCTGCAATGCATGGTAAGTTTGCTTTCTCAACTATGGCAGAAATGACTTCATTTGACTTTGATAACGATGGTGACGTTGATATTCTAACTAGTGCAGTAGGTCCTTACTACACAGGTTCTGCTTGGGTTATGTATGAAAACGTTGGTGGTAAATTCAATATCAAATCTGTCAACATGTTACTTGAGCCGTTAGCTGAATGGCAAAATCCTAAAGTTTGGGGTTCAATGATTAAAGATGAATTCTCACACCCTTGGAATACATACTGTAACGAAAGCATTCTTATTGATGTTAACAGTGATGGTCTAATGGACGCAATGTGTTCTAACACAAGACAGGACATCAAAAGTGCTAATCTGTTTCTTCTAAACAAAGGTAACATGAACTTTGAGATTAAGAAGCCAGAAGAAATGTCAAAGTATGTTCACTGGATGAAGTAAACTAAACAAAATATAACAAAATTGAAAGCCCCAGGAATGGGGCTTTTTTTATGCATAAATAAAGTATGTAGTTAATAATAATAAAGTAGAATTATATGAAAAAGATTATTAAATTAGATCCAGATATAAATCCAATAACAGTGAAAGACGGCAGAGGAATAATAAGCACGTTTTATCCTCAGACAGAAGATATAAAAGAATGGAGTTATATTGTAACTCTCAAAGGTTCTGTTAGAGGGCACCACTATCATAAAGAGTTTGATGAATACATTATGTTTGTAGAAGGCAGTGGTGTGTATACAGAATTGACAGAAGGTTATCAAGAATTGGTTACTCCTGTTGCTACAGGTGATTGTATTTTTATTCCTAAGTTTACACCTCATACATTTTACCCAACGTCTGATTCAAAAGCTATTGCTCTCATTACAAAGAAGTGGGACGATTGTGTTGAACCATTGACTAGAGTAGATAAAGAAACTGTACAATAATGTTTAAAAAGAAAAAGACAGGTAAGATGATACTTAATGAACGTACCAGTTGTAGGGTATGTGGAGGCAGTATAAAACATATTGCTGATTTTGGTAACATACATATAAATGATTTTCCAGAAGATCCTGAGTTTTCACGTGGCGTTGCTCCTATGGTATTAGACCAATGTGAGGAATGTCAGTTAGTTCAACTAAGACATACAGTAAATCCCAAAGTATTATATGGTGAACACTATTGGTATGAAAGTGGTCTTAATCAGAAACTAAAAGATAATCTATTAGACATTGCTAGTTATGGTAATGAACATACAGACCCTGGTGATATCGTATTAGACATTGGTGCAAACGATGGAACATTACTCAGTGGAATAAAAACTGATAGATATAGAATTGGTTGTGAACCAGCACCTAATCTAATTAGAAAACTATCTAAAGAATGTGATGCAGTTATAAATGATATGTGGCATTACAAACTAATGGAAGGTAGAAAAGCAAAGTTTATTACTGCTATAGGAATGTTTTATGATTTAGATAACCCTAATAAGTTTATCTATAGTGTAAACGAGAGTTTACATGATGATGGTATATTCATTGCACAGTTAATGACACTAGCACCTATGCTTGAAATGAAAGACTTAGGTAACATATGTCATGAGCATTTAGAATATTACAGTTATAAAAGTCTAGTAAAGTTATATGAGCAAAATGGTTTAGAAATATATCATGTTGAAAGAAACGATATACAAGGTGGAAGTTATCAGATATGGGCAAGAAAGTTAAACAAAGGCAGTATGGAATACGCAGAAGACATTGCAAGTCTAGAAACTTTCATGTATAATGTAGAAAGAAATGGAACATTATTACGTACTGTTTTAAAAGATGCTAAAGCACAGGGAAGCAAAGCATATGTATATGGAGCAAGTACAAAAGGGAATACAATGTTACAGTTTTGGAAACTTGAAGGACTATTTGAAGGAGCGGCTGAAATTCATCCAGATAAAATAGGAAGATATACAGTAGGAACAAAGATACCTATTGTAAGTGAAGATGAAGCCAGAAAGAATGCTGATATATTCTTTGTACCTAACTTTGGTTTCAGAGATATGTTTGTTGAAAAAGAAAAAGAGTTTTTAAATAATGGCGGCAGAATGATATTCGCAATGCCAGAAGTAAGTGTAGTACACGGAGATAAAGAATGAAAATTGCTATAACAGGCGGAGCAGGTTATGTTGGTTGTAGACTAAGTGAACAACTATTAAACAGAGGACATGAGGTTATCTGTATTGATTGGTTGAAGTACGGAGTACAACCCATACTAAACATATTAGATAGAAAAGAATTTCATTTACACAAAATGGATATCTGTGATCCATATGTAGATAAAGTAATTGATAAAGCAGATGCAGTTATTCACTTAGCAGGTATCGTAGGTTATCCGTCATGTGACAGAGAACCAGACTTAGCATATCGTGTTAATGTAGAAGGAACTAATAGAGTAATAGATGCATCAAAAGATAAACCTTTTATATATGCAAGTACAGGAAGTGTATATGGTGAACTTGGTAAAACATGTGATGAAGAATGTGATACTAATCCTATCAGTACATACAGTGTATATAAACTTGCAGGAGAAAGATATCTAGAAGGTTCTGATGCAGTAATACTAAGACCAGCAACTGCGTTTGGTGTTAGTAACAGATTACGACAAGACTTGCTTGTAAACGACTTTACATACAAAGCTATAGCTGAAAAGAAACTAGTATTATTTGAGAAACATTTTAAACGTACATTCCTAAGTATCAATGACTTAGCACGTTCATTTAGATGGGCGTTAGAAAAATATGATATTATGAAAGGTCAAAAATGGAATGTAGGCGATGAAAAACTTAATCATACAAAGTTAGATATCGCTAATATTATTAAACAAAAAGTAGATTATGAACTCATTATTAATGATAAACTATCACATGATAAAGATGGTAGAGATTACTTTGTTGACTATACAAAAATTAGAAACATTGGATTTGAAGCTACCGAGTCTCTTGAAGATGGTATTGCTAGTTTAGTTAAACTATATCAAGCGGCGTGATTTTTAATTATATCGCAAATCTTTTTAACATCATTTTCACGTAAATCAAACTGTGCAGGAAGATGCAATCCTCTTTTGCCTAATTCGTCTGCGACTGGAGTAGGTGTTTTCCATTGTCTATGAAAAGGTTGATTACATAAACTATCGTAAACTGCACGACAGCCTATACCCTCTTGACGTAACTCTAACGCAAGTTCATCACGTTTACTAATTAGTATCTCAGGATATGTAGGAGTTACACGGTCTAAGTTTGTAGGGATAAACTCTGCAACTCTTTTTAGATGTCTTTTATACCAACGAAACAATTCTTTCTTGTGTAAAACAATGAAAGGTAATTTTTTCATTTGTGCAATACCGAATGATGCTTGTAAGTCTGTAAACTTAAAGTTAGAACCCATCACGTTATATACTTCGCCTACACCTACAGTTCTACCAAAGTTTTTTATAGCATGTATTTCTTTGCTGATGTTTTCATCATTAGTAACTATACAACCACCTTGTCCTGTTGTTATAATCTTAGGTGCACCAAAACTAAACACACCCATATCACCTATAGTTCCGCAATGCAAGTCACCGTCAGTTCTACTTCCTAATGCTTGTGCAGAATCTTCAATAACAATTTTGCCTTGTTCTCTTAAAGACTTAATTCTCTTTTCGATATCTCCTGGATATCTACCATTGATTGCAGATACAAATATAACTCTACAATCATCAGGTATCTTATCAAAATTAATACAGAAAGATACTGGGTCAACATCAACAATAACTGGGATACCTCCCATAAGTATAGCACCATTACATGTAGCGGCCTGTGTATATGCACTAACGGCAAACTTCTCTCCAGGCTTTATTTTAGCTACCATAGACGCACACAGGAGACCCGTAGTAGCACTTGTAACCATATGTGCATACTTGGCACCAGTAAACTTACAAATCAAAGATTCTAGTTCTCTGGTTTTTGTATGTTCCATAATCCAGCCGCCAGAGTTTATATAGTCTGTTACACTATCGACTTCTTCTTTCCCATACACAGGGTTCATATGGCTATTTTTTGTTATCATCTATAAATTCTTTTATCTTGTATTTCACTTTATTGTAAAATATTTTGTTTCCTTGTATACTTGGATGTACCCAATTAAAGAGTTTGTTTTCTTCAAAACGTTCCCAATGATTATAAACATCGTATACTGTATTTATCAAGTCGCTATCTATCTTACTTTCCCAATCGATTTTCTTTCTATTCATAATCATGTCCATTAACTTTCCACTTTTATCAGGATCGTGTATGTGCTTATCAATATTATGTTTACTCATGTGTTCTACAATTTCTTTATCTTTCAAGAATATCTTTATAGTCTGATGATAGAAATCTGGACCTATATAATTTTCTAAAGGATCTATGTCACACTTTTCTGCTATATGTTTTTGCCAACTAGATTCTATTACAGTTAAGTTTTCGTATTGCTCTACTTGTTCAGGAAATATATCACTATGACTTCCTAATATTCCGATTGGATTACCTAACTCATTCATTCGTTTCAATGACATATCAAATAATTTCAAACGTGCAGTACGCCAATCACCTGAACATAATAGTGTCTCAATGAATTCTTCAACACTAGATCCATCATCTAGTATTTCTTTTTCTTCGTAATGAGGCCAAGACATTCTATGTTCACTAGAATTATAATAACAATCACCTAGTGGTTCACATGTCAGCCATATAATTGGAACGTTAGGATATTCTTTTAGATTTCTTTTTACTTCTTCTATACACCAGAAGTTACTTACACTCATACAAGCTAACCAAAGTTTTTGATTATGACCTAACCCATAGCCAAACTCTTGTGAAAACATTTCACCTATGTTAACTTTTATTTTATCTTCTAAACCAAGGGGAGATGAATAACTTTGCACTGCCCAACTAGGACCGATGTATGCAAAATCATATCGCATCGCAATACCACTCGTATGTTTTTGCAAACGCATCTTCTAAACTAAATTTAGGTTTCCAACCTAATTCTTTTAGTCTTGTATTATCAATCGCTCTGTTCTTGATGCCTTCTGGTCTATCTTTATTAAACCATAGATTGCCTTTATATCCACTCACTTTAATTAACAGTTCAGCTATCTCTCTGATAGATACTTCATAACCACTTGATACATTTACAGTATCATACTTGTCGTTATTCAAAATAATATCCATGGCATCTACGGCATCTTCAATATATAAAATATCTCTACTTTGATTACCGGATCCCCATATTTCAATTTTGTTTGTATTGTGCATACATGCATCAACAAACTTTTGCATTAACGCACCTATTACATGTGCGTGTTCTCCTGTTCTGTCATGTGGACCAAACATATTAGTGTTTATTGCAGTACGCCAATGTGTGTCGTACTTTTCATTACTTGCTCTGCATTGATACATGCCCATTAGTTTAGGCAATGCAGTTGGAAAATATACAGGGTAAGGTTCACCTTGCATAAGTTGTGTTTCTTTATAAGGTTGTTCACCTTCTTCTGGATAGCTACAAGTACTTCCTTGTAACAATACTCTATCTACTTTTTCATTCTTACAAGCTAAAAATAAATTGTTTTGTATCGTTAAGTTTCTCAACATCAATTCAAAACTTTTATCCATGTCTTCTTGTAGACCACCTACTGTAGCGGCATTGATTATAACATGACTTGGATTATTTAAATTTACATCTTTCGTATAATCAGTATTTGAAGTGTTACCACCTATTGCATCTGGATACTTTTTCTTATACCAAGTTCCTACTAGACCTCTGTCTCCAGCTATATAATATTTTACCATATCGGGCCTTCATCATCTCTATTACCTTCTCGTTGTATAACAAAGAAGTCATTTAGTTCTTTATTAGGGTTGTGTTCTGTAGACCTAGGAGTTTCATGTGCTATCTCAGGATTTTGATAAAACTGTAACATTGATTGTTCATCTTTAAATCCTTCAAACATATTATATACGTAAGGATAAGGTTGAACTACTGCTACTCCTCCTGGAGTAAGAAACTCATATATATTTTTTATAAAGAAATCTAAATCTCCTACTTCGTAAGGTGTAAAGAACGTATTCTTCTCTCCTTTTTTATCCACAATTTCCCATGCTTGATTGACACTTCCTCCGTGTAATCTAACAATCTTATCGGATCTCCAAAATATATTTGACATAGTAATGAATATTATATCATATTTTTGGTCTAATTCAAATCGTTTTTTAGTATGTATATGTAAATCATATGGTCTAATTCCCATTATGTTCCATATATTTTTTAACTCTGGTAATGTATCACCTGCTTCTTTATATGAGTTACAACAATTAACATTTGTAAATCCTTCTCGTTTTAAAAAGTGAGGTATAAAACCAAAGTGTGTTCCTACATCTAGTATCTTTATATCTTTAGGTGCAAAGCACAATCCTAGATTGTCCATTATCATTTGATGATTTAACCAGTAACCTTCTTTTAAACTACCTTTAAAATATTCAGAATGTGTTGTAGCAGATATCTTTTTTAATTCATCTTTAAATTCGACATTGAAGTTTTTCATATATTCTTTAAACTTCGATGATATATTATCTTGATTGTTTGCTTTTTTAAATCTCCAAGAACCTCTTTTATAGTAATACATAAAGTCTTTCTTATAATATTCTTTTACTTCATCTGACATTATTACTTCAGGAAATTCTTCGGGTGTATAATACTTTTCAAACAATAGGTATATATCTCGTACTAATTCTCTTTCACCGAATCCTTCTTCTTTGCCATAGCCCCAATTAGTACCTACATGTAATCCATTAGTATTAGGTGCATCTATGTCTATAGTACAATGAATATGATTTTGGTCATAGAATGATGTTTGAGGCTGTAAGTATAAATTGCTTAAAGAAAAATTATCTTTGTTTTCTAACTTACTTAACCCGTAACTAAATCTCTTTGCAGGATTTCTAGTGAATACTAAGTTTCTTGTTTTAGTTAAGTCTAAAAACTTTTTATCCATTAATCTAAATCCTAACTCAGGAGCAATCACATCGTAGAAAAAATAATCAGCAATTCCATATACAGGAATATATACGATGTTACTTGACTCTTGATACCAGACTTGACTATTAGTCCATTCGTACTTGCCAATATTTTCTTTAGTAAGTCCTGGTTTATCTACATATACATTGCCTACAGATAAAGACCTAAATATTCTTTTATATACATTAGGTGCATATACTTTTTTGTAATGATTATAATTGTATTCTAGTATTTCTTGCATCTTATCTGAATAGATAATATTGTTGTCACTATCTGTTTTTATTTCAGTATTTTTAATAATGTCTTGTACTGTGTCAACAATAGAAAGTAATCTATCATTGTAATCTAATTCATCATACCCTTCGTCCCAGAAATCACTGAACGTTTTGAATCCTAATGTCTTTAGTACTTTTATATAATGTTTATCGCCAGCAATGATGAATGGCTTCTTAGATAAAATAGCTTGTGATAATTTCTCACTTACACAAACGTAACCATCATTTGTCGTAGTAAACTCTGTAATAAGTTCTACATACGACTTTCTTCTAAAAGGTAACATCTCTGTAACTCTATTCAAGTTAGAACCTGCTAACCATTCATCTCTGCTTGTTTCTAGCGAATATGGAAGTTTGTTGCCATACCAATCGTCCCATAATTCTTCAAAAACTTTTTTGTCAAGATGCTCAAAGTTCCATGAATATCCTAACAATGTTTTCTTTTCCATTTCTTTTGTAATGTTTTCATTCTCTGAACCTAGAAAACTCAAATGGAAGTTTTTATTAATATTTTCTTTTCTGTATAAGAATTCTGCCATAAGTAAAACTCTATGACTTCTTAATCTCCTGTTTAGAAATAGAACATGTTTAGGTATTAAACTTTCTATCTCTGGTGCATAATGTGTTTCAAAGTATTCTGGATCTGCTTGTGCTATACCTTTTTCATAATCCCAATCTGCAAATCTACAAGTACTACTTGATGCACTAACAATTTCTATAACATCTGTCCAGTTACAATTTTCAATCATTGTCCAATACTTGACATTGTTACTATGTTTGCTTTTCTTGAAGTGTGCGTTAATTTTATCATACACTTCTCTTTCAATATGTTCAACACCCATATCAAAGATAACACAAGTATTACCTTCTTCTAAATCGTCATTTATTGTCTGTGATTTAATTGCATCACTAACTATCATATCAATAGCTTTATGATAGTTATATGGCTCGCCCATTTTGTTAAGACGTTCTTCATATTGTCTAACTGCAATAAAAGGTGAAATAAAATAATACTTTTCATATCTGGCACTAGGATCTATTTCGTCAATGTAATTTTCATACATATCGTAATCATATACATTGCCTGTAATAGCACCTTTCGGGTGATGCCAAGTTGTTTTTATTCTATCTGTTCTTAGTGTTTTCTTATTATAAAACATTGTTCCCTAAATTAAATTCCTATCTAGTTGTACACTCTTTCTTGTGTTCATGTAATTTTCGTTTGTCTCTTTGCCACAGAATAAAGAACAAGTGATAAGTCTTTTATTTCTTATATCATTATCGTTGAAGTTGTCTACCCATCTTCCTTGAAACATATCGCCATCAATTATGTCTCTTAGATGATTGTGTTCTAGACTTATATTTCTTGGTCCATAATCATTTATAAAATCTTGTAGTTGTGATACCTCATGTGAGTTAGGATTACCATAGTATTTACTCGCCGTGAAACAACATGGGAAAACTAAACCATCATGTCCTACAAATATACTTCTAGGTTTAATCACTATACAATCGATTTTTGTTCTTCCTAACTTTTGTTCCCATTCAGACAACACTCTATCTTTTTTGATAGTTGCTTTTTCAGTAGGTAATTGTCTGAATATATTTGGATCATTAAATTTCTTAGCTAAAGCTAAAGAGTCAACATCTTCATCTGATTTAGTAAACCCAGATTCTTTTAGATATAATTTTATCTCGCTTGTGTTTTTTGTTTTGTCTTTAGGTTCAATAATATAATCTAAGTCTCCGTTATCTTTAAATACTCGCATCCATGAATTATAATTTTTACCATGCTCTGACATAGGTCTATTTACAAAGCCTAGTGGTTCTTTAGCATAGAAGTGTGCAAACCCCATATCTAACGCCATTTGTCTTGCTTCTTCTACTTGATGCTGATTGTGTTTGAATACTAGAAACTCCCATGCGGCTTGTCCACCTGCACCTATAAAAGATTTCATAGCAGTCATTATCTTAGACCAATGTGTTCCTCTTCTGTATATGTGATTAGTATCTTCTAACCCATCTACACTAAATGTCAATAAAGATTTTTTATTATCAGAAAATAACACTCCTAAGTCTGCCCAGAATTTTTCATTTCTACCACTTGCATTTGAATTCATTGTCAACCCTATAGTAGGGTTTCTTTCTTTTATAAACTGTAGTACAGGTACTAATTGAGGATTAGTCATAGCATCGCCATAGTTGCCACACATTTGCATAGAATATAACTGTTCTATAAATGATTCATCAAACCATTCTTTGAACCTTTCAAGAGATAGATACGTTTCTTTGTATCCGGTATTCTTGATTCCACCTCCGTTTCTTCTATTGCATATAGGACATTTGAGATTGCAAAGACTACTCATCTCTAAGTCTACATGAAGAATATCATTATAGAAATACATTAGAAGTACTCCTTAAACTCAGGCAGATAGTCTTTTATATCTTGCTTTCTTATCTCGTCTAAGTTCTTTGTATATTCTATAGCTTGTTGCCATTTGTTTTTTCTATCAGCATTTCCAAACATATTTTTAAATTCATCTAGTTTCCATTTATCAAATACGTTTGAAAACTTATTATGTATACGTTCTCTTAATTCTTTTGGTAACACTGCTGGAGATAAAATATCAGGATCATATACATAGTTGTGATGTACATGAACACCGTGTTCTCTATTAAAGAAGTTATAAAAATCTCCTAGTGTAGAATAGTTCATCCATGATACTGTTTGTGTTACATCTAATTCAAAGCCTTCTTCTTTTAATCTCAAGAAGTTTTTAATTACTGATTCCCATTGTGTAGGATATCTGATGTAATGATTTCTATCTCCTAAGTCATCAATACTGCAACTTACTTTTACTTTATCAAACTTTCTCCACAAGTCTATAACTTTATCATTCATATTAGTCATGTTGATATTATACCATAGTTTGATATCTGTTTTACCCATCTCTACAAGTTTTTCTAAAAACTTAAAGTGTTGTTTGATTAAAGTTGGCTCACCACCGTTGATGTAAAATGTTTTAACATGGTCACAATGTTTTAATAAATCTTCCCAGAATCCTTCACGTTCTGGCCATCTAAATCCTTCCATTGTGTCATAGCTTGTTAATTGAAAAGTAGTTTTCTTTTGTAACTCATTATAATCATTTCTCCACTTACTTGAACTCGCAGGGTTACAAGTACGACATGCAACATTACATACATTACCTAATCTTAATTCAACAAAGTCTAGTTGTACGTCTTTGATGTAGCCATCGCTATCAGTGGCGTTCCTAGCGACTTCTAGAGTATACTCAGGATAGTTTTTAATTTCTTCTATACGTTTGGATGCCATGCCTTTTGATTCTTCTACGTAACATCTAGCACATGCTTGTGGTTTCTTATTATCTAATACTTCTAATCTTGCTTTACGAAACGATAAAGAATTCATCGTGTCTTGAACAGTATCACGATTTAAATTATAATATCTATTATCGTCACGTGAACTACTTAATGCATTTCTGTGATCCGCAATACAACAATGTGTCACCCCACCATGTGGGTGTGTTGCTAAATGCTGAAACAGTAATGGACAAAAAGTATCATTCATTAAATTATTTCCACGTTTATTATACCTGTAATTTTCATAACTTCAGGCATAAGTTGTTCTATTGTTTTCCCTCGCATATCTAATTTTCCTAAACATACTCTACCTTTAGTAAACTCAGGAGCAGTATAATCATAATACTCTCCTAGATTATTTTCTTCAATCCACTCATCAATGCCCTTCCATTGCCAAGTAAAACCATTAAGATACTTATGAAATAAAAACGAAAAGCAAGTATGTACTGTATTTTGTTGTGCTAATCCTCTAGTTCGAACTAGCTTAGTATCGTTTGTCAATCTACATGCATCTAAGTCTTTTCCAATTCTAAAATAGTCAAGCATCAAATCTCCAAAGTATGCGTCGGTTGTAAATCTTGCATAATCTTCTTTTTGCAATGGCATCGTTAATTCTTCTGATGTTTCTCCATGTCTAGGAGCAAGTCTGACAGATCCAAAGTATTCGTCCCAATCTTGTTCTCTCCAATCTTCCATTGTATGTACTAACTGATTAATTTCTTCTAAGTATGTTTGTATATCACCATCAAGATAATCTTCTCTTAGGTTTACTGATTTGTCATTTGAAACATCTTCGAAATATAAATGTAATGCATTTAGTTTATCTAATTCTAAATCAGTTGTACTTGTATCTAATTCTAATGATGTATCAGCTTTTGGAACTCCTTCTATTTCACCACATTTTTTAACTACAGAATTTAAACGTTCTTTCATAAGACGAAACTCATCAGGAGATATAGAAGGATAGAGATTATAATTAATTCTTACACCATTACTATCATGCTCAGGCGATTGTTTTATTGCACCTAATCTAAATGTTTCCTGCATTAAAGATATAAACTTATCAGTAGTTGCACACCCGTCTGTCAATTTCCAATCAAGTATATAGATATCATCTTTTGGATTAGGCTTACGTAAATTGTATTCGCCTCTTAATGGTGACTTAGCAGGGTTTCTGGAAAATATAATTCTAAGTGTACTCATTATAACCATTCCTTTTGTCTTAGCTTTGCTTTTACATTATTTGAATATGCTTGATATCCTTGTTGTGTACTATGCCCATCTTTTTCTACACCGTACTTGTTGTCTTTAGCAAATTCTACAATACCTACTTTCATATAATCAATATCAAATTTATCAAACGCATCGTATAATCTACTAAGCGACTTTCTCCAAAATGAACCTTCATGTCCTACAAGCACTAATAATTTTTTATTAAAAGATTTAATTGATAGCAATGATGATAATATCATGTGCATTCTAAATGGATCAAATTCTGATAGTCTACCTGTCTGCCCATATATATTATGTTTGTTATTCATTGTTAGTTTTGATATGTCTAATACATTTGAACAAGAAGGATCAAATCCATATGTTGGCTTTCCAGTAAAGTATTCATCTTCGATAAGCTGAAAACAACCGTGTTTCTCTAGTGTGCCGTTATTATAACTATCTCTCAGTCTTGCTCCATAGTAGTTAGTACTATCACCATTAATGGGTATAGTAAATCTGTGAGGACTTGTTAACTGAAATATTATTATATCATCTTTATCAATATCATCATTGAGTAGTAAAGTATTCCACATACTTACTTGTGCATCAAATCCAGATCCACTCATTGCCCAACTTTGCATATCTATATTTTCTGATGACCATGAACACGGATTATAATCGCTATCAATACTGATACCTAGATGTTTGCCTAGTCTGTATTCATTTTTAAGTTCAGCCCAAAATTGTTTAGTGGTAAATTTATCCGCAGGTATGTTAGCACACAACCACAACCATTGATGTTGTGCGGTATGACTGCAACCAAATGCTCTAATTCTTTTTCTGTCTTGTCCACCACTCATATAATTCTGGATCCCTTTTATAGATATCTTCTAATCTAAATTGTTCTTGTCTGATTCGGTCTAATTGCTCTTGATAGTTTCTACCATTAAAAAATTGTTGTTCATGTGTCTCAGGCCATTGTTCTCCAAACGTTTGTCTTTCTTTCATACCCTTCAACGTATTCACTAGAGTTTGTTGCTTAGGAGTAGCCTTTGGCTCAATATAAGCTAATAATTCATCTAAGTGTCTAGTCAATATATGTTTAGGCCATGCAAAAGGACTCATCACAATGTCAGCATGAAAGGCGAACATAATCTTTGTTTCTATCCTTACATCTAATTCTAAACTCAAATCAAATAAATCTTTAATACTAAACATGCCTGGTCCTGTAATAGTCAAGTCAAATAACATTCTTTCTTTACCATGAGGTGCCGCTAGTCCTTTCTTAAAGTTAGCTAACCACTCGTCCCATACAATACCTTTACGAATAAACTCTACGATATCTCCTGTGCCATCAATACTTGCACACATCAACCAGTTTTTAAACTTAGGTAGATAATCAAATAACTCCATACCTTTAAATGTAGTTCTTGACAAGTTAGAGTTATATCTTAAATGACAATTCTTTGCTGAGCCATTAGCAACCATTTCATTTAAAGCCCACCAATGTATATCATACATTAATGGTTCTCCTCCTACCCAATAGATTTCTTCTACTATACCATCGCTGATTGCTTTTTTAAATTCAGGCTCAACTACAGTACGTTGAAACTTAACCATCTTTTGTTTTACAGTAGGTTGCATGAATGGTTGATTTTCAATAGACCACATTCCATGTTTCTTCTTTTCTGCTTCCCATGAACTTGATAACTGTTCACCACACATACGACATTTGAAATTACATAAGTTTGAATATCTATAATCAAAAGATATAGCAGGCATTGATGTATGCCCATCTTCGTCTGTATTATCAAATGCTTCTTGTATCTTATCTCTGAATAACACACCAGTAAACCATTTACGATAAGATGATAAACTTAGAATATCATCATTACAAACATCGCATTGAGGTATACGTTCTCCAGCCATTAGTTTTTTTCTAATGTCTTTCATGTAAGAACTATTCCAATGCTCATCTAACGTCAATGGATTAAAATCATCTGCATCTGTTTTTGAATCTTTTACTTTTCCATATCGTTCATCGTTTGATGCATCTATGTATTGTTTTTGGAATGAGTGTTCTTCACGTGATGCACAACAAAGTCTACGTTCACCTTGAGGCGATATATAGGTATGAGACCATGGAGCCATACAGAAAACTTTATTATCGCTTTCTTCTGCACAACTTCCGTCGCTCTTCCAGATAGGTATCACCTTCTTTGTTGTCATACTTCTAACACTCCAGTGTTTTCATTTATCTTACCATGATAGAAAGGATAGTCTTTAGCAATCTTAACTACTTCATCATAGTTTTCAATTAAATTTCTTTTTTCTTCTTTCGTTAATTGTTTTCTCATTCCTCTAGGATCATTATCAATATCAATTTTTGTATATAATTTTTCATAAGGATAGAATTCAATTTCATATTCATCTTTAAATCTTTTTACATACTCATTATAAAGTTTATAACTAAGATTATATCCGTTACATACATTCTTAACGTATTCAGGATCTATATGTCTTTTCTTATGTGTTTTTACTTGGTTATCTGTAACAACCCAAGTATTATCTAAATCTGCAATCATATGACTACAAATCGTATCTACACAATCTAATCTAAAACTAAAATGTAAATTTGTAACTTTTAGTTTTTTAAAAAATGTATCTGACTCATCTAAATTAATCTTGTAATCTTTTTTAGGGAGACCTTTAACATGAGCACCTGTCATAACATGATACTTCATAGACCATTCTATTTGTAAAGGTTTGAGTTTATCAAAATACATTTGATATTCATCTGCATGTATTTCACTTGATTCAAATCCGTTATTCCAGAATTCAAATACTGGATCGCATTTGTTTCTTGATACATGATGGTCTACAAGAGTACTTCCTGTTCGTCCATAAAAGACTATTAGATGTTTTCTCATTCAACTTTCACCCCACCAAGAGCATCATTCTTAGTATCCCATCCGCCTATTTTTTCATGTACGTCATCGCCGCCTTCATATGATTCAGTAGTTGCCGGGTCACCTGCTCTATTGTAAATTTTTATTGTATCTTTCTTGATAAGAATATCTTCTTTAGTTGGTACGTCTGCTTGTAATGTTTCATACCAATCTGCGATAGGTCCCTTAAATGTTTCTTTGAAATCTTTATTTCTTCTTACATCGTATTGTTCAAAAAACGTTTTAAAGTCGTGATAGAGTTTAGGTGTTTCTGCCGTGTTCTTGTGTGGAGTTTTGACGATATCAAGATAATCAATAAGTCTTTGTACACTTGCTTTCTCACCGTCATGTAATTTCATCTGTGGTCTAGGGCTATTGAACCAACGATATAACTTGTCTTTGTAGAAAGTTTTAATGTGTTCAGGAAGTATAGCCGCACTCTGAAAAGATGGGAAACGTAAAATGTTTAATGTCATACTAGGAGCCCTTTGCCCATACTCATCACGTATCTCTAACATTTCGTCCATGAATTCTGTAATAGTTGTTAAGCACAATGAATTGATAGTCATCATCATGTGCATCTTATGTATGTTTCCTTTTTTCAATACTGTATGTATATTTTCTATCCAGTAATCATAATCGAGACCATCACGAATATATTCTGCTTGATCCTTAGTGGCTTCCATTGAAGTATATATTTCTAAGTTAGGAATAAACCATGATTTCTCAATAAGTCTTTCAAGTAGTTTTGGTTTTGCAGGACAAAGATTTGAATTGATTGCGAAACGCATGTTTCTACCTCTATCAGGATTTTGTTCAAACCAATCAAACATTTTCCAAGTACCTTTGTGCATTATAGGCTCACCACCTGTAATACGAATTTCTTCAAGATTATCTGCTAATCCATTCTCCCACCATTTGTGAAAGGCTTGAATATAAGGATTATCTTCTTCGTGTTTTGCGGCTGGTTTTGCCCATTCTGCCGTATCAACAAAGTGACCTCTTCCGTCACTCTGTATATTTTCATATCCGCCATATGTGTTAATGTCTTTTACCCATGCAGTACTAAATGCAGGATTACAATACGAACAAGAAAAGTTACATGCTCTATCAAAAGATATTTCTAAGGTACGTAACATAACGTTTTCGTCCCATGGCATTTCTGCACTCTTATGAATATCTTCGTCTTTGAAAATTTCTGTTTTAAATGTACGGTCTGATACATGGCCTTTACCCATGTCTTCAACTTTCCAACAATACTCACACTCAGCAGGACGCTTGCCTTCTTGCATATACTTACGCATAAGTTTCTTATGCTTTGTATTATGAATAGCAGTATAGTTGTCTTTAAGTTCTTCTAAAGGAATCCAATGACCTGGTGGGTGGTGACAACTAGCAGTCTGTCCATGACCTAGCCAGATAGTAGCATTATACCATTTAGCCGCACAATATGATTCGCTTATCGAATCAATCATACGTTCTTTGTATTGCTCTAACGTTTCGCCTTTATTCCACTGCCTTGGCATTTACTATCCTTTATTCTCAGCTAGTGCTTCAATTTTAAATTGAGCCTGGGGAGTTGTTATTTCTTTCATAGCCTCTAACCAATAGGGCTTATATATCTTAAATAATTCTTTAAATGTTGTTTCAAACTTTTCTTTTCTATATGAATCTGTGTGTATCGTTTCGTTTACAAATGCCATCCATTCTTTGTCACCGCCTTTTCTTTTAGTGTGATTTATGATTGGTACAATATTATTATTGTACGTATCAGGGTGCCATTTTCTTAACCCATAATCTTCTGGGTTAGTAACTCTATGTAATACTTTATCTTTAATTTCTTCTGGCATATTATTTGAACTATAGTAACTTGGATAGTATACAACATTGTTCCATATCTCAAGTCTAGGAACTTGCCTATCTCCTTCTAAAGCATTTTCTTTTTGCCCACGATAATGATTAGCTATTCCAGTTTTGTTTATGTAATTCTTTTCAAAAAATTCGTGTATGTCTCTCAAGTAATGTACGTTTAATAATCCTATAGTTACTGTATAACTCATATTCATTTTCCAATAACCATTAGGTTCTTTATACTGATGTTGGTCTGCATACAATTTAAAAAAGTCATCTAAGTTTTGTTTCACTTTTTCCCATGCAACACCATGTCTTATATAATCAAAGTGTTCATATACACCATCAATACTTACATTTACACCTATTGCTTTAAAGTTTTTCAGCATAAGTCTCATCAACTCATCATCATATATTGTACCATTTGTACTTAGATTTAAACTAATATTCTTACTTGAACCATTATCAATTAATCTATGTACAAGTCTTTTAAAACTCTTGTTGTAGAAAGGCTCACCACCCATTATTTCCATTCTTTGCACTGTCTTTGACCAGCCATCAATATCTAACCAGAACTTACTATTATCATAATCATTCATGTTAACATTTATTTCAGGTTTCCAAATCTTTCTGTCTCTATCTTTCCATTCTTTTACCCACTTAGATGAACAAACAGGCGAACATGTTCTACATTTTAAATTACAAGTATTACCTATATTAATTTGTACATCTCTTGGTCTACAATTATCAACTGCATTGTTAATTTTAAATCCAAAGTCTTTTATCATTCTATTATATAAAAGTCTTTTACTTTCTTTGCCGTTATCTTCGTCTTCCCAACATGTCTGACACTGCTTAGGCTTTTGTCCTCTTAACATATCAGTACGTAATTTTTGCATATAAGGACTATTAAGAACTTCTGTAATACTGTAATCTGCTAAAGACAAGATATTACCCTTATCATCTTTAATATGTTCACGGGCAATACAACAACTTCTACAAGTTCCATATGGTTCGGAACTTGTATGCATCCATGTCAATGCACAGAAAGTATTTGAATTCATGTGTGCCTTAAGATCCATATTTTTCCTCATACAATTCTTTAGCTTCGTTCCAAAAATCTTTCATATTTGGAAAGGCTTCTAAAAAGTTTAAACCTCTACGTCTATCATATTCTGTAAAATATTCATAGAAACGTACCAGCTGGGTTGTTAACTCATCATCATTCATATTTAGCCCTTGTCGAGCCCATGCCAAATCTCGTTCTAGCTTTAAAACTTCATAGTTTTTAAATCCTGTATACTTTCTACCATACAAATCATTAGGTAAAACATTTTCTTTCATGAACTCAACGTTTTTTTCTATGCTATCTAACATTTCGTGGTCTGCTAACTGTATCGTCATCCAATCAGGGTATCTTAGATACGGAATATCAAACCAAATACGTTGACGTTTCTTTCTAACAAAAGGTGGGTGTTTGTAACCATGATGGTCAGGCGGTTGTATAATTTTGTCTTGTTGATTTTCATATCCAAATTCTTCACGTAAGTCTAAGACCATTTGTAAAAACCCACGTAAGTTTGGTATACTTAATAATTGAAAAGTATTAATAAAAGAAATCTCTGTACCATCAGTTTCACTTAATACTCTGCGACAATTATTGTACATTTTGTCAAAGTCTAAACCATCACGCATGTATTCAGCTTGTTTTCCTACACCATCAACACTAACATATAAACTAAAATGTTTGTATGCAGGAGCAACATACCAATGATTACCACTATCAGGATTAAATCTTTCTGGATCTTCCCATACACGAGGTTCTTCACATGCTTTTATTTTATCAATAAATTTTTCAAACAATGCATCCTGTGGAGGAGACATATTTGATGTAATGCTTAAATCTAAAAAAGGATTTGGATTTTGATTTACATAATCAAATACTTTAAAAGTGTTTTTATCCATTAACGGTTCGCCGCCTGTCATACGAAAAACTTTTAAGTCTCTGTATATCTGTGGAAACCATTTCCAAAATGCTTCGATATAAGGATTGTCTTTACGTGCTACTTCTAAAGGCATAAGACCAGTCTTACGCAAATAATCTATATCATTATGACCTGTGCCGTTGCTAAAACGAAAGCCTCCATGCTTTTTGATATCATCTTCCCATGCAGTAGATAAGTGCGGTGAACAATAACTACACTTTAGATTACATGCTTGATTAAAGTTTACCTCAACATATCTAGGAGTTATGTTATGATCCCATGGATTATTAACTACTTCATCCCATACTTCTTTTACCCACCATTCACTTGAACGATAATGTCTATCACTTAGTCTACCACCCTTTGGGGCATCAGGTGCATCTTCAACGTTCCAGCAATATTGACAACCTTCAGGACGGTCGCCACATTTCATTTGCTTTCTTTCTTCTAGTTTGAATGTGGTATTGTGTAATGCATTAACATCCTTTTTAAGTTCAGCTAAAGGAATAGGATGTGTCGGTGGATGATAACAACTATGTGTTCTGCCTTGTGGTAAGTGTAAACTAACTTGTAGCCACTTGGCCATACACATTGATGGAGATAATGCGTTTAGTTTATCTCTGGTAACTACCGCATCATCATCATAATTAGCCATTGAAAATTACTTATCCCATCCAGTTTGCTTTTCTGTTGCTAGTGGATTGTTTACTCTTGGAGGGTTGACATATACACGTTTAAAGAATCTTGCAACCTCAGGAGTAGGATCGCAAAGTTCCATACCGATTTTATCTTCAAGTATGTCGCCTATTCTTACACTTTCATCAAATAATTTATCATAGTCCCAAACTAATTTAGTCTTATCACACTTCATATCTCCGCCTTCGAACTTAGGAAATATTGTGTTTTCAAAATATTCTTTGAACCAATCATAGCTTGAAATCCATTCAAGTATAAAATCATTGTTTAGATTTACGTCATATGCACCTAGTCTTGCACCATAACATGCCCATAAACCGTTCTCTACATCTGCACCGATGTTGCACCATGTAATCAAACGTTCATAGTTTTTAGGCCATATACGTTTCTTAAATTCTTCAATAGGTACTCTTTTACCTTCGTCAAGTGACATCTTAACACCTTCACGATATCCTGCACGAAAGGCTTGAAAAGGAGACCCTGAATTAAACACACGTGAATAAATGTTATTCATCTGAATATAATTCAAGTCCCAACAAAAGTCTACTTTCTTTGTTTCGTCTTCTGCATTTTCATGGGTCTTCATATCTAAAACTAACTGCACAGGCCAACACTTAATGCCTCCGTTACCATAGACAAGACCGTTAGTCATGTTTTTAGCTGACCAAGAAACAACAGAATTTGCTAAGTCTGTTTCTTCTGGGAATGTTAGTTCAATGTCAAAGAATTTTTCTTCAACAATATTGTCACCATCGATAGTAATAAATCTATCTGTGTCACTTTGTTTTGCACATTCTTTGTGTGCATTGTCAAATCCCTTTACGCCATCTACTCTTTTAGCAAAAGGAAATTTACTGATAATATCTGCCCAATGTTCTTCTTTATTGGGTTCGTCATAGCTTAAATAGAATACATCTAGTTCGCCAATTTCAAGTTTCATTATAATCTCCTGAATGAATATGTTTCCAGAAACTTCTGGGTGTATAAACTTATACTGTATTTATTATAGTCGAATTTAATAGAAACTGAGGACGAAAGCAATTCAGAAAAAGGAATACGTATTGTTTGTATTAAATGTTCAGGCTTTCCTTCGTATGTAATAAAAAATACATGAGAATCTTTTCCTGCGATTGTTACATTTTGTGATGCATCTACGTCGGTACTTTCTTTTAATTCTTTACTAGGTTTAAAAACTAGATACTCACCATCAAATGTAATATCTAATTCTGCTTTTTCTTGTTTGTCAATCATGTATAATTGACTTTCAACAATTCTTTTTTTGATAGTAACTTTTGTTTTAATTATTTCGTAAGTAAAAACATCGTCTGTCTTTTTAATCAAGTGGTCTGATAATCTTGCTTCACCTGTCATAAAGTCTTTGACATCATCTAGTTCAAAGTATGCAAATAATAGATTGTCATCTTTTGGTTCACGTGAAGATATTTCAATTATCTTACCAGTACTATCGAAAGTTACTACTCTTAACTTTTTATTTTCTTCATATTTTGTACTTAAAATTTTCATATGTTTAAAAACCTTTCGTACTGTTCTATTTTTGTATCAGTCATCCAAGACTTTTCAACGTAATGAAAAGGCAAAGATTGTTCAAAGTTAGCTACTCTAACTCTTAAATCATTTGATAAATGACTTGTTATATTTTGTGTCCAGTTACTAGATATCTTGTGACTAGGAATATTCTGTATAAAACTTTTCATGTGTATAAATGTAGGGACATCTTTGATATCATAATCACAAACATCATCTTCAATATCTAATAATCTTACTGCTAACGCATAAGCCAAATCTGCACTCATCCAGTTTTGTCCTACACCTTTCATAAACTTATCATAATATACATTCCAATGTGTCATGATAATTTCTACCATACGAAAGAACTCAAAAGTCATTTGCGACTCTTTAAAATATGTAAAGTTACTATATACGTTTGGTAAATTTAATTCTGTAAACTTCTTTCTGTAGTAATCACTATCTACATCTTCATTTCTAAATGTTTTTACATTTGTACATACCCATACATCTTTCTTAGAAAGATAATCCCACCAATGGTCTACTGAATGAGTAAACACCATGTCTGTATCTAGTATAATAGATTCTTTGAAAGGTGTCATGTGTACATACTTCCACTTGTTATGAATCTTCCATTGATTTGAACCAGCATCATCGTTCCATGGGATATCAACAACATGGTCAAACACTTCTTTGTACTTGTCAGGCATAGAAGACTTTGTAGCTTCGTCTACACAAATACAGAATTGATTTTCTTTTTGTGTTGCTTTCAAACTTAAAGCCATTGCATATGCTAGTTTTAAATAGTCATGCTCTCTATTGTTTTGTGCGATAGCTATATAACCTCTACTCATATGGTACTCCCATTATCTAAGAAATCATCAATAACTCTTTCAATAGATTTTTTATTCATTATATGAATATCTGTGTTATTAAACTTTGCAAGTATATGTTGATTTGTGTTTTCAGGTTTAGCACAAAACATAAGAATATCTTTATTGTTGTTTACTCTAAACACTTCATCTAAGTCAAAACTATTATTAAGATAGTCAATAGGCAATGAAGGTGCATTAGATGTTACTGTTCCATTAATGATATGTATTGCCATAGAAAATGAAAAGTCATTTCTATATAAAGTGCCTGCACAATTATATAAGAAATAATAGTATTTGTAATTGTCTTTGATATGTTCAATTAGCGAAAACAAGTTCTTTGTATAATCAGATTTTCTAAAATAGAAAACTGTTGCCCAATACATTGGAATCGAAAAATCGTCAATATAGGAAACGTTACCGCCATGTCTCCCGGCAACATCCCTATACTGACAATTAATCATGAAGTCGTTTTCACTACCCCATACTTGGTCAAGTGTGTTACTCATTATAAAGTAATCACAATCGATAACCAAACTTTCATCGTAAGGAGATAAAGAATATACATCTCCTCTTGTCTTGTTTATAAATGGTGCGTACTCTGAATTACCAGTGCCGCCATCTTTAAACAAACGAATATTTCCTTCTTGTTCTACTGCATCTTGAACAATGGTTCTATCGAAATATTTTTCGATAAGTTCTTTATTATTTTTTAATGAAAAGCTATCTGTTATTAAACAGATTTCGTCAAATCCTGATAAATTTTTTCTAGCAAACCCTGAACTTGCACAAGCTATTTTTATGTAATCAATAAGACCATTATTTGATGCAAAGATTATAATACCTTTGCTCATATTAAATTTCTAGTACCTTCTCAATCTTTCTTGAACTTCTTAGTTTCTGATAGTCATTATAGTATTCATTAACAGATTCAAAGTATAGACTTGATATATCTTCAAGAAATTTCTTTGTATCTTCAATTCTAATTGGTATATCATTCTTATCTAGGATTACAGTTGTATCTTTTTCAGAGTCTACAACAAATTTCATAAATCCTATTAGTTCTTGTGATACTTTAAATGTACCACCATAAGCACTAAAGTTAAGAAGATTTTGAGTTTTTACTTTTAGATTGTTCTTATTTAAATTAAAAGTCTGCATTGTATTAGAAAAATTCAATGCATTCTCTAGCCTCTCTAATTGTTCAGGAGAGGGTGTAGTATTATTAGACATGGTTATACTCCTTGTATTCTTTTAATAATACAGGAAAAATCAACGATTGTCAATACTAAAGTTGTGAAATATGAGAGAATGTAGGAGCTGGGATTACAACACCATTGCCAGATGCATCATTATCATCTGCACGACTTAAATCAATTTGTGCGGATAATGTGCCTGCTACGTAGTCTTGACCAGTCCACGGTCCACTGGGAAAGAAATTACCAGTGTCAGCAATGTGTGTATCTTTAAAATCTAAACGTAAATCAATGGCATTAGATCCGTTTAGTCTAGCATTTACTTCATATTTGTTATTCGCATAGTAGCCCGAACCTCCGACGCCACCTGCTTTCTCGTATAGTTTTTGATACGTTGAAGTTAGACTAGTAAAACCGCCTGCAGGAGTACCGACACCGCCGGTAGCTTCCGTAACATTATGACTGATTTTTACCATACCTACTGCTTGAAATAAAGCCTGCCAGTCTAAACTTTGGGAGTCAGTGCCAGATGCAACAAATGATGCATTGACTCTTAAGTCCCCACCTGTATTGAAATAGTGTCTTCTAGCATCTGAATCTGTAAAGATAACAGATACTTCATATGTGACGGTTGAGTCCCAAGTATCTCCGACCTGTCCTGTAGGTACGTAAGTTCTTGTGGAAGAAATGACATTTTGATTAACCGTCATAAACGCAATGTCAAAATTTAATTTATTAGAACGAACATTTGTAATGTCTGATTCTAAATCTGGAATAATTTTAATTAACTGTCCGATTGCTGGGAAATCAGGGCTATTAGTATCTTCTGGTGATACAATAGTTGTTCCCTGATGCCTTCCCGCAAACTTTAGTGCAGTTAGGAGTAACTGCATATGTGATGCATTGACTTTTGTGCCTGAGGCAACTGTTGGAATTACTAATTGGTTCTGGCCATAGCCAGAGTCTCCAGCACCGATCCCCACAATTTCATTGATATCATTTGCAAATCCATTGTAGTCGGTTGCACGGACTTTTCCTCCTAATAAGTAACTCTGTGGTGCCATTTAACTTTTACCTCGTCCATTGTATGGATATCTTAATCTTATAGATTATCCGTTACCGTGAAAGAAGGGTTTGTTATGTTCACAGAGCCTGATGCATTACTTAATTTAAGTGATGTTACATTGACTGTTGAAGTACCAACCGCTTGGTCGTCTCCAGACCATGACCATGGGCCACCATAACCTGAACCTGAATCACTTCTTGCCGTGTGAGCATCGTGTAATCCAATTTTCACGTTAATTGTGCTTCCTGATTTTTGTACGTCAATACAAATATAGTTTGCACTGTAATCTGAATCGTCTGCGTATTCTTCTTTATATTTTACAAAAGAAGATGTTAGGTCTGAGTACTTAACTCTAGTTCTATCACCAACGTTACTTGAATCTTCTGGTCTTAAAGATATTCTAAATATACCTAATTCTGCCGTTAATTGCTCCCAAGAAGTTCCTTGTTGATTGTTTGTTGTATCACTGTGTGATGCTGAAACTCTAATTTCACCGCCTGCTGAAAACCATGCGTCCATTGTTGCCGTGTCCGCGAAAGCTACTGCAACTGTTTGTTCACGTGAACTGTTCCAGTTTGAAACACTTTCTGTAGTTTCTGTAGCAGTTGTCATATCCCATGTTGATGAATAATCCCATGGGTCAGAAATTCTGTCGTTTACTGAGGTTGTGAATGATGCCGCGTGGTCAAAGTATTGTGGTTCATCAACCACATCGCCTGCATTAACCGCCGTAAACGGATTTGTTATATTATAATAATTTGCTAATTTAGCCGCCGCTGAGAATATTGAATCCATATAAGAATCGTCAATCGTGTCGCCTACTGCTGGGTTACTAGCTACCGTATGTGACTGATTATAGCCGCCTCCGACACCCGTTCCGTTCAGAGCGGAATTCAAAGTATCTCTTAGCGTACTTAAGTCAGTTGTTTGTACCAATGCCATTGTCTTACTCCTAAATTTGACTAGTCAAGTTTAAAATTTTATACTTAACAAAAAAGATTTTCCGGAAACCCCTTTAGCTAAGTTGAACAGTTATTGTGTAATCAACTACAATAGTTCTGTTCGCTGATAGTAACACAGGATGAAAAGTTACATGTGTGACCATCAAAGTTTTTGTTTCATCCATGCCTGATGGAGTGGATACCCCAGCCATTAAGCCAATTTCATCGAATGTGAATGCCGTTACACTAGTGGTGTCAGTTGAACTATCAGTTTCCGGTGTAGTAATCGATGGATCCTGAAGTTGTTGCATCGCCTCATATTCTGAGTGTGACATTTCTACTTTGAAATTTACCTTTGACGTATTATCTGGAACTAAATTCCCTCCTCCCATATCTTCTCCTGGAGCAAATACTGTTGATGCTACCTCTTGTTGATATGTTTTGGAGTACAATGTCGAGTTACTGGATGTAATTGGTAACCCGTCATATGTAGTGAAAACTCTCGGAGAACGATAAGAAAGTGTAGTAGTTGAACTACTTCCGCCATTACCGAACGCCATCCAATTGATAAATGGAGATGACCCTGAACTATTAACACTAGTTGGCTTACCACCTAATGCTGATGCCAAGATATACGCCATATTCCCTGGATGGATCGCATTTCTTTTATCTACAAGTACGGTACCAGTCTCCTTATCTGAAATTTTGAGTGTTCCGATAGCTTGTACATTTATTTTGTCTTTAAACATGTTTTTCTCTCTTTAGTAATCTTAACTATTTATCATATTTCTATCTATGACGGCTAAACCATCTCATGTAGCACTATTTCTAACGGAGTACCGAGTGAGTATGCTTTATTTGTTGTTCCTAAGCCTGTTGAGTAGCCTGTATATAGACCTCTGTCAGCAATAGATAAGTTTACTGTATTCTTCTTGTCGTAGGCCATAAACTCTATATCACCTGTTGTTTCGTTTCTTAGGGCTATTAATTTCTTGTCAGACTCGCCAACTTCATCAAAAATTGATGATGTATCTACTATCAATGTGTCACCATCAAATGATGATACTGTAGATTCGCCCTTAACATCAACTTTGTAACCTCTACCGAACATGTCATATATGTATATAAAAGTTTTTTCATGTACAGTCTTGTTAGCATCTGTGAATTGGTCAACAAAAACGATTGATGAATCTCTAAAGCCTGCTTTAATTAGGCCTGTGTCAAACTCATCTGCTCCTGTGCCGTCTGATTGTGTATATCTTGTTCTTAGTAATCTTCCTGCTTCATATGTTCCATCTTCTGGATACTCTGTTGGATCATCTAATTCAGGATTACCACCGTCTAATATATTATCAGAATATCTCTTATTGTTACCAAAGTCAAGTGTTATATTCATATTCTCATCGATATCTACATCTGCATTTACTTCTTCTTCTTTGCCGTAGTATCTCCAAACTTCTCTAATCTTAGTATGATAAGGTTTTGCCTCGTTGATGTATTCAATAACATCGTCATAACTATCACGTTGATAGATTGCATACTTTCTTAGATTTCTATTGAACATATTCAAATCGATATAACTTGTTTTGAATATAAAGTCTGGATATGATTTTTCTGTAAACAGATAGTTTATCATATCAAAGAAAATTCTATTTAATAATCTGTCATTTGCTTCGCTTTTATTTTGATTTAGCAATAATCCAAATAGTTCTTGTATCTGAACTCCCATTGCATTTTCATAATATTTTTTTGTTGCTTCCCCATTTTCTGGGAATACAATATCATTGAATGAAACTTTCAATGCACGATTTTTGTGATTGACAAGTCTCAGTGAACCTTCGTGTTCAAAATAGTATTCATTGCCTGTTGGTAATTCTAATTTAAATGATGTAACACCATCAGTGTTATAAAGTTTTAACATATCAAAGTTACGTGTCTTAGACAAGTATTGAAATCTTTCTATCTTTTTATATTCATCTGTTAGATACCAATCTCCTAAACTTAATGCAAGATTGTCTGCTTGTATATAATCTTGATAGTTAGGATATGTTGTAACTAAATGTCTGCTAGAAAAATAAGAATTAATAGATGATGCAAAGTTTTCTCTAGCTGATTGTAAATCTGTAAACCAATTATCTTCACACGGTTCCATTCTATATACACGAATGATATCACCTACAATAACTTGATACTCTTTGCTTATCCAAACTTGTGCGTTGTTAGGATTACCATCAGTAAAGAAAGTAAGATATTGTGCATCAACAATATTATTATTAATTGTAACAACTGTGTCATCTATTGATGCATCTGAGGCTCCGCCACTTGCATCAATGAAAGATACGTTAACTCTCGTATTATCTGGATCACCTAACATAGCTTGATTAATAGATTGTTGATTGTAATGTTTGTATTTGATATTAGATAATGACTCGATAAGTTTTACTATTAAAAACTGATGAGGTTTTCTTTCTGTATATTCTTGTATCAATTCCCAATCTGCATGGCTCTTATCTATATCATCTGATGTATTGTATTCAAGACAAACACTAACTACAGGATTTTCAAATATATAAGAATTGTTGCTTATAAGAATTTTGTCTGCACTGATAGGAATAAATTTATTTCTTATGTTGCCACTCTCTAGTAACATTTTTATTTCTTCAATACTAGTTGTCTTGCCGTGTGTAGGGTCTGCACCTTCTTCACTCCAATAAAAGTATTCTGTAATAGATTTATTTTTATCAGTATCAAATCTAACTTTACTATTAAATGTTGTAATATTTTCTGGTAGCTTTTCACTCTTAGTCCATTTCTTAACATTGATTTCTGAACCAGGAACTAGTTTGCCCCAATATCTTGATGCAAAACTTTCTATTAATGTTCCATTTTCATCACCATAATCATTGTATCTATAGTATCTTGCAAGTGATGTATCCCACCAAGTCTCACCTAAGTATTGGTCTAACCAAAGGTCTTTTGATGTTGCTTTGTCGTAACTTGCAGGATCTTCCCAAGATACGTAATCTAAATTCTTCATAATCTCACCAGGGAACTTTAAGTTCAGTGGATCAAATAGTTGATACAAGTTATAGCTTTCGCCATCTTGTAGTATAACTCGTTTCATGAAATCAGGTTCTATAACATCTGCTTGTCTGCCTTTAATACTTAATGTACCTGTTGCATCACGATTTAAAACAGCCCAACCATTGTTTGAATAATCATCTGCCCATACTAGTGCTTGTGCATTAAGACCCAAGTCATTATAGAAACTATCGAATGTATCAAATAAGAAGAACGGTGTATATCTAACTGACTTCCAACGCATTGCTTTAAAGTTTGGATTACTTGTTACTGCACTGTAGACTTCAAATATTCCTATTCTATCTAATATATCTTGTGATGTACCATTAAAACTTAACGATACGTTATTGTTTGAGAAGACCATTCTGCCATCACTTGTAATACTTACAAGAACGTTGCTAGTAGCCGCATTGATTTGGTCTTTAAATTCTGTAGCAGAACTTACTGTACCACCGCCACTAGAATTGTAAGTACCAACTGCAATACCAATATCATTCCATGGGTTGCCTGAAACGTTTTCTAAAACAATACTTGATTGGTCTGATGTTATAACTATTTGTCTGTTAACAATAGTAGCATTTGTATTTGGAAGATTTAATAATGCTTCGTTAATATTATCCTTAATTGTAGTAACTGAATCAACTTCAACTGGATTAGTTGCAAATCCTAATCTACTCATTGCTCCTGTAGTTACTTCTTCAATATCTAATTGATTTGTACTTGACGTAATTTTAATATTACTACCTACTCTAGTTGCTGATATACCAGAAATATTATTTGCATTAATCTGATTAACAATAGATATTGCAGTTGGGTCATCAGTAGCATCATAAGTTCCTAGGAATCCCATAGGTGAACGCAATGTACCACTAATTTGTAAATCATCATTTGCAGTTTCTATTTCTAATTGATTGTTAGCATTTATAAATGCAGTCAAATATGATATTGCATTTATATCTATCGCTAATAAATTTAGTTTACTTTCAGAAAGTGATGATCCACTTGCTAATAAACCTAGGTCTACTAGTATTGAACCAGATAATGTTACTTGACTATCTGATGAGTCAATTACTAAAAAGTTTGATGCATCTTGTGATGCAGTAATTGATGCACTAGAAGAATTAATAGTATTAATAATTTCTGTTGTTGTCATTGGTGATGCACCAACATTAAATGTAATTAGTGTACCATTTACTGATAAAGATTTTGTGGCACTCAATGTAGGATCTGCAATGTTACCTACAAATTGTATATTTTGTGCAGTTACAGTTTCTTGTACTTCTCCTGTACTATCAAATACTAAAGTACCACCTGTTGTAAGATTATCACTTGTAGTTATTTGTGATATTGCTTCAATACTTTGTGTTGATGCAAATGCTACTGTAATTTCATCACCGTTGATTGTAAATTTATCACCATCGTTTGCAGTAACTCCGTTACTTCCTCTAGCAGAAGTACCATCAAATGTTATTAGTGTATTTGAGTTAACTGGAGAACCGTTAGTATCATAAACAACGATTCTTGCTTGTTCACCCTCATCAACTACAGGGTCTACTGTAGCAGTTGATCCACCTAATACTATTCCTGTAGATCCTCCACCTGTACCTGGTGTATATGTAAACTGTTCACCATCAATAACTAACGCATCGCCTGATGCAAATGCAGGGAAACTTACTGTACCGATTGCTTCAATTCTAGATTCACTTCCTGTTGGAACAAATAAACTATCTGTAGTAGAACTATCTATTTCAACAATAAGTGGTTCGTAGTTAAGTTCAAATACTAGATATTCAAAAATAGTTGTACCGTCAACTTCTCTAGTACCGTTATCAACTAGATAATAGTAATCTGCAATCTCTGGTTCTATGTCTGTATTTTTAATTTTTAAGTATACACTATCTATAGTGTCTATTGAATTAGTTAACCCTACATATAGTTGATTATCAGCCGTTTCTCCGATATATCCTATCTCTGCGATTTCACTTAATCTTCTAACGTCCCATTCTCTCACAGGATCAAATTGAACCCATGCAGTTTCGCCTTCAGTTAGTATTCCGCTTAAATTTTGTAAAGAATTTTCTGTGTTAACTGTATATGTGACATCTCTGCCATCAACATAACCTGTTGTTTTGATAGGGAATGCTTTTGGAGTTTTTCTGTAAACAAGAGAGTTAACAATGCCATCGAACTGTACAACATGAGGATCACTTATCATGTCAACTGTGTTTACAGATTGTATTGCTTTAAATCCTGTGTTGAGTTTACCATACTCTGCACGTTTAAATGCCCATATGTTATGATGTTTAATATCTTTAAAGTTTCCGTTGTTGTTAACAATTCTGTTAACTGCGGAGTTAGTACCTTTATGAGATAAGAACCCTTTGTAGAATTCTAATTGTGATTCTCTTTCGATACCGTGATTTCTTAAGTAATCTCTTTTACTATAACCTATTTGACTTTCTTTTAATCTGTTTGTGATTTCTAAGTTTTGGTCTACTAATGTATCTCTGTAAAATTTACTGTCACTTGTTAAAGTTTCAAAGTTAGGAAGTAATTCATCACCGAACGGTAAGAAACCGTCTATAGTTAATGTTCCATCCCAATTTGCACTTCTGTTACAATCAATTTGCATTCTTAAATTTCTATTGTGTAAGAAAGGATCGTAAATCACATCTCCAAAACTATCAACTTGGTCAACAACAAAAGCATGTTCTACATCTTGAACATCTATTTTTATTCCAAATATAGGTACACTACTTCTGAAATTTATTGTTTTACCATCTGTAGTAAAGTTAATTTCTTTGCTTGATATAAGTCTACCTGATGCATCTACAACACGATAAAAGTTTTTATGTGTTTCTTTACGAACTGATGCAACTCCATATGGTGCAGTAAAGCTACCTGTTAATAACATTGGAGATAAAGTTATAAACTCACTTGGTCCGTGGTCTTCTGATTCCCACTCTAAAAATTTATATAGCAGTTGTTCGAAATCTATTGTTTGACCTACTTCATCTACGTCTGTAAATCCCCAACCAATAAACTCTAGATACTTTTGATAACCTAACATTAAATGTGTAACGTCATCTAAACTTTCTAAAATTTGACCATAGTTATAAGATTTAATTTGGTCATTTGAAAATTTGTTATAGCCATGTGTAGTAACAATATTTGTTCTAGGCCATTCTACTAACTGTTTCCAATCTTCTATATTCTCATCAAGTAGTGTTGATGAAGTGTGTTCTCTTAAACAAATATAAGGCTGACCTTGATATTTCATATATGCATTTTGACGATAGAAAGAACCCTGTTGCCATTCATTAAGATTTTCTCTATCACCTTTTGTGCTAAATGCTTTCTCGCCACTAGACTTATCCCATTCCATTGCAAAGAACGTAGGATTAAAATCATCATAACCTTGAATTCTGTAACCATACTTTCTTGTTTTAGGTTGAGATATCATTACCCATGAACTATAATCAAAAGTAATGTTGCCACTAGCCTCGGCTGTACTTTGTCCAGTTGCCTTTCTTCTATAGAATTTCTCATCACTTGTGTTTAGAACAATATCGCCTGCGACATAGTTAGGTGTTTCACCTAAAGAATATGTAGGATAAGAACTATCTAACGAAACTTTTTCAACTAGTATCGCACTAAAAAATTCACTTCTATTTGGCTCACCAGAATGAATAACTAAATCAAAGTTGTCTTTTGGTATATCTGTAAATCTGCTATTGTTAAGAGAAGTATTTTCTGCTAATAATCTAAAGTTATTAACAAAGCCACCTAGTTTAGAACCTAGTTTAAATTCATATAAATTCTTTTCTGCAAGTATATCTTGAGTATTAAAGCCTTCTCTTGAATTATAAATTGTAATACCTTGTGCTACTTGTTCGTTATATTCAAAGAAAACTTTAAATGGTTTTGTTAACATCATTAATATAAATTCGATAAATGGATATTCACTTGAACGTCTCCATGCCATTTCAGCAGGAGAGCCATCTCCAAATTCAAAATCTTCTTTCATTAATGCTATTTCGGCAGTTGTAATACTGTTATTAAAGAACAACACATTAGGTTCTTTTAAATCACCGTTAGCATCTACTGGAACTGGTATGCCTGTTATATTATAATAAGCAAATAAGTTATTCCAAAATGTAATAGTATTAAAATGAAAACCGTGTTTGTTTTTAAAATCATTTGGCTCTTGTGAAAAGCCTACTGTCTTCCAAGGTTCTTCAAGAGGTCTATCAGTATTGTATGCATACTCATATATGCCTCTCCAATGTCCTGGAGAATCTGCATTTATTGTTCTATAGTTCCACGTTGTCCAATCATTAGGATCATATGCAGTATTTTGTAAGTTGTCGATGTTATTTCTAATCATCCATTTCTTAAAGAAAGGATACATCGTGTAATTCTTTTCGTACAGTTCCCACTCTGTATTAGCTTGTTGATACGGACCATAGTTATATCTGTCAACGTTTGTATCAGTTATTGCATTAGGTAAACTATTCCAAATAAGAGTTTCAAACATAATTAAAATGTCATCTGTTCTATCTCCAAACATAGGAGTTATAGAACCATCATGGCCTTGAATGAAATCAGTTGTTGCTGAAGGTGGGTTAGTCGTATACATTCTGTCTACAACTATTCCTGGTATAAACGCAGGGTTTATATTTAAGAAAGTAGAACTAGGTGGAATATATGCTTCTTTAACACTATCATATTTTCTAAGTATAACGACATCATTTACATCTGGTAATACTGTCCATTTAATACTATTACCTCCAGTACCAATAGTGTAATCTATATCAAGTTTTAACACTTTGCCATTTTGTATAACAGTTAATTCATTGTCATTAACTACAGAACTTATGTTACTAGGAAAGAAAGGTTCGGCCTCGCCAGCATTTATTGTTAACTGTTCTTCTTGATAGTGCGAAAATATTTCACCGTAATTTATTTTAAATAGATTATCAAATATACTAATGCTTTGTCTTTTTGATAATCCAATAGTGTCGATTGCTTCTTCTAATATTTGTAAATCTGTTTTTGATTGTGAACCTGAAGTTTGTAAAATTTCTATTACTGTAGTAACAAATTTATTTTTATAACCTTGATATGCAGTAGATAAAAACTCAAATGCATCTATAGGATCGTAATCATTTCTTGATAAAGAGAAATATCCATCTGATACATCAATACTGTTAGTTACTAAAACACTTCCTTGATTGTTGTGTCTAAACTTATCAGTGTTGTCACCTCTTTGTCTGTAATTGTTAACACCATTAGGTTCACCAGATAGCCCAGGTGTTGTTTCTATAATTCTTACAAAATGTTCATACCAAGTTGAGTAAGGTATTTGTACTTGATTGTAAGTTTTATTTTCTGGGTTATACTCTAATGAGTGATGTATTCTTTGAAAGCCTTTATCTCCGTCACTTACGACAGGTCCGTTTGTGCAGTAGTCAACGTATACGAACCCTTCTGGGTTACTGCTAACATTAAACGTAATAACACTACCGTTGACAGAGTAATTGTTTATTTGTTTTATCCCGTCAATATAAACATCAATGGCATTTTCATTCTTAGGTGTCTGTGATAGTGTTAATACATTCGTTGCATCTCTACCGAACTCTTGTCTAAAGTTTCGGTAATCGAATTCTGTTTTAATATAAATTTCTCTAAACTCAATACTTACGTTTGGAACGACAAGTTTCATTTTTGCATTATCAGGTATATCTGTTTCAAAACAATATTCACTTACATAGTCTCCTGATTTCACTAAAGGAGTAAAACCAAGTTCTATATCTGATTCGTATAATGTTGAATCACCTAATGTATAGCAAAATATTTTTGCATCTTTTAAGTAAGCCTCGTCTGGATTTTCATTAATATAAATTTTAAATAAAGGATATGTCCAATCAGCATTTGCGGCTAAAGCCTGACTAGCATCTGATAGTTCAAGTCTTTTATCAAATTCTATAATAGGTCTTTTTGCTTGTGCAATAAGTTTGAAGTTGTCATCTGTAATTTTATCTCTAATGTCATCGTAGTGATACCAAGAGTTTTTAGTACTCCACCAATCTGTGCCACCTCTGCCAACAGTAATATAATGTTTGTTAGCATTTTGAACTAAAGAGTTATCAGTAACAAACCCAGGACTTACCCAATAATACATAGACCAGTTTACAAACTTATCTAAGTCAATAGGTAAGTTTATAGTTTTCTTGTCTGTTTCGAATAATCTTCTGTGGTCATTTGTTAATGCACCTTTATTAAAAAGTGAATTAAGTAAATCTTCATAAAAAACTTTTTGGTCGTCACTTGAATATGTTGGTTCTAGACCGTAATTTTCACGTGTAAATGCGTGAGGTGGGAAGTTTAGATATATATCTTTTTCTGAATTTATTCCTTTTTCTTTTCTACCGACATATGCTCTTACTTTCTCCATGTCTCCTTTAGAGAAGACACGTTCAAGTGTAGTTTCAAAGATAGTTTCTAATTCACTACTTTTTAAATGTCCTGGTAAAAAATCATAAATCTTAGACATAGTTTGTTACTTCCTCGCCTTGTAATTCTGTTTGTGATATTGCCGAAATAATTTTCACATCTGATGATGTTGTAACACTTAAGAAAATTTCATTTGGTTCACTAGTAATACTTAGCAAGTCTGTAAAACCACTCGTTGAGAATTTAGGTGTTATAACAACACTAGCAATATACTCACCAAGTTGTTGATGTAAGTATGATGCTAACTCTGAGAAATAAAATGTATCACCAAAGTCCCAATTATTTAAATCAAAATATTCATTAACTTTTGCCGATACTGCGGTTTTGATTTCGCTTTCTGTATAAGATGTACCTGCTTTTTTGACAACTTTGAAACATGCTTGATTTTCAGGTTTTGCAAATGCACCAAATAGATATTTAAACTTAACTGGAATATAACTAATATGGTCTGCGATTGCCGCCTTTGGTTCTATAGAACCCATTAATGATTTTAATTCAAAATTGTTTGGAGCAGTAGGAGTAGGGTTAACAAACTTACTAGCAATCCATTTGTTAACTTGTCTTACGTAATCACTTGTAAGAACATAAACATCAACAATGTTACTTGTGCTAGGATCTATTCTCTTATCTAAGTCTGTATAATGATCCCATCTAAAACTCATGAACTCATCTTCAACAAAACTTCTTCCTTCTACTACTTTGTATTTTGTAGGACCAAAGTATATACATGTAGGATCACTAGGATCCGGTTGACTGAATTCAGCGGCCGTCAATGCACGCCATATACCATCAGTATATAGATACCATTTTTGACCATTAGCATCGCTATCAGTATTAAACCACAATGTATACTGAGGTTTAGTATCAGACGGCATGTAGTTTGCACCGCCTATGTTTGCACCTGCAGTTGCACGTGTTGAAATACGTTCATAGTATGTGACACTATCTTGATATTCTTCTATAACGATTTTAGATGTATTGCCAGTTGGTCTGAATATATCTAAAATACCGTAAGGATTATCATTGACATCGAATGGTAATAGTTTAACTTTCGATGGATCTATGTATCCAAATCTTGTCATAAAGTCATCGTGTACGTATGCACTTTTAGTTTCATAAGATGTTGTTACACTTGTTACTGAACTAATCAAGTTTACGTTTGCTACGACTTTAACTGTGAATGTACCTAACGATGTTGTAGAACTTCCGTCACCTGATAGTACATCAATCTGACTTCCTTCACCTGGATCTATTGTCCAGAAATATATAACATAGTTAGTAATACCACCTGTACCTGCGGTACTTGTAAGTTCTGCATGGTCTTTATCTAAGATAACTCCATTTGAATCTCTTAATATCAAAGTTGATTGTGTAACTGTTTCATTTGAACTAAATGATATTTCTGAAAAAGCTACTTGTTTAAATCTAACATCGTTTTGTACGTTATCTGCACTTTCGATAACACCCCAACTTTGAATTGGATATGTAAATTTCCATTGATTTAAATTTGAATCAAATAGTGATATAAAATCTGTTTGTACACCTGTCATTCCTGGTGTTGCAGTTGTGTATGTTTCGCCTGTTGGTAAATCACTTCCATCAACCCACATAAAGTTTCCTGTTGTAGGAGCAGAACTAAAGTATGATGCTGATGCTTTACCTTTGAACCCATATGTATTAGATAAGTTTTCAAATGATACTGTACTGTAAGATGCTTCCGCTGATGCAACATTTGCCGCACCTGTTTCTGTTACAACTGGCATCTGGTCTGGAGAAATATTTATTTCTGTAGAATCTGCCACTGTATTATTGAGTGACACCTCAGTTGTTGTTGCAACGAATTGTGAAATATCTGGTACTGCGAATTCTAATTCATATTCAGGTGTAGCACCTATAATATTGTCTGGAGAAGCTGGAGCAGTTATTGTACTAGCCGCTAATTCATAAGTTATACCATCAGGTGAAACTAAGAAATGTTTATATGTAGGACTACCTATTTGTGCAGGATTGTTCTCTACAAATTCAAGTGTATCTTCTGCACCTGTATATTTAAATTTTGCTTTGAATGTTGCACCACCTGTTCCGTCATCTGCATATGTATTAACTGGAGCATAACCGATTGTTATGTCATCTGAACCAATTGTGCTTGATGAAGACGGTGTTGCATCACTTGGGTTATAATAGTTAATTAATAGTTGGTCTCTTTCTGCTAAGTTAGTTTCATTATCAACAATCAATTCTGCATTGCCATAATAAAATTTAACTTGGTCAAGACTTTCAAATACTATTCTTTTACCTTTTACGTGTGCAGTATATTGTGCTTCGCTTGTTCTTAAACCTGGATCATATTTTAAAAATACTTGTATCTTTCCTGTGATATCAGTTGTACCATCCCATATTTTCCATTCCCATTTCGTAGTTGTACCAGAAACTAAGTCATAGAAAAGTGTAAATGATTCAACATTTGCATCATCTATTTTAGCAGTTTTAATTGCAAGTATTTCTGCATCTGTGAATTTCTTTCTCATGTCCCTGGTAATTAATTCAATCGTTCCTGTTTCAGTGATAACTTTATCTAAGATAAGTTCACTAGGATCACCTGATCCAACTCTAATTACTCTAGCATGATATATTGTGTCTGATTGACCTTTTATTCTTATATAGTCGCCAGTCTCTACATCTAAAGGATTTGTAGTTTCTATTTGTAAGTTATTTAAAGGGCTTTTTGTATAAGCACCATCGGCTGGAGCAACTGCAATATTAACACTTGCATCATCTTTATATTGATAAAAATATTGAGTTAGTAATGCAGGGTGTGATATTGCTTTTACAACTTCATTTCTAACAAAGTCTGATGCATTGCCATGGTCTCTGTTAAAACTTAATGCTATTTGAATTGAGTCAGTCCAGTTAGGAAACACAGGAGGAATATTGCCAACACCAGTATAATCTGGTTGACTTCCACCTTCGTCTTCTATGTATATTGAACCATCTGTTCCTGTGATACTTAAATCAGAATGATGTCCTGTAACATCATCCATTTCAAAGTAACGTGAATTACCAGCAAAAGATGTATTGACTGATTTTATTTTTTGAATTACATTGTTTCCTAAAGTTAAAGGATATATGTTATAATCTTGTGCGTTCACCATTCTATCTTGAGAATAGTAAGCCTTTTGTGCAATACGTCTAACACTTGTAAATGTTTCTGCCGTAAAGTTTTCAGCAAAGTCACGTGTACTTGCTAAAGTTAAAACTAATCTGTATGCTCTTTCGTCTGCACCAATATAAGGAATTGAAATATTTGCATTTTCAATATCGCCTGAGTTTACTGTATAATTTTCGTTATCACATGTTCTATACCAAACACGATAATCACCAAATGCCGCATTGCCGAATATACCATCAGGATATCTAATTTCAATAGAGTTATCTGTATTAGTGTGAACACTAGCCATGTCACCACTACCTGTTCGTAGTGAATTGTAAATCGCAGTCTCACGTGTATCGTTATCAACTTTTGTTACTGATGAAAGATACGTGCCTGCTTGTGTATCAAATTTTTGAATCCAAACATCTGAGTTAGAAATATTTACATCGTCAATTAATTCTGTTCTATTTGAAATTTTTGTTAGATATGAAAATAACTGACTTTTTAATTGACCTGATTTTGCAGTAACAAAGAAACCTGTTCTGTCTGATGCAGGACCTAAGTTATCATTTCTGTTTAAGATTGTAAAGTTCTTAGCTTGAATAGGTTCGCCTTCAATAATTTTTTTATTTTCAATAACTGTACGAACTGCCTCAAGTCTTCTGTTAGCACCTGCTAGATTTGTAGAGAATGCATATGCTAAAGATTTTGAAGTTTGATTTTCGTTTACTTCATAAAGATAGTTTTCAATATTACCTACAGTTAATGATGCACTTGGATCTTGAATTTTTGTATTCTTGTTAAAAGATGCGTTTAGAATTGTAACAAACTTTTCGTACCAATCAACATCGTTAGTGTCGTTCCAGTTAACAACTGTACCGGCGAGAGAATTACCTTCGTTGTCTGCGACATCTTCTGTAGTTGAGATACTTGTGATTTTCATCATACCACGTGCATTGATAGGTCTTGTTTTGATATAACCTAATGTTTGTGCCATACGTAAAATACTGATACGGCGTTCCGCAGTATCCATAAAGTTTTCACGTGTGTTCATGTCATTTCTAAATGCTAGAGAATGACCTAGGTATGCAACAAGGTCTAAGATTGCTATGAATTCAGAACTTGCGATAAAATCATTAAATTTTTCTGGATATGTTTTTTGTACATAAGCAAGTAGACTTTCACGTATAGTGTCAAAGTCATATGCTTTTAAGCTAACGTTTGTGAAAGCAGTATAAACTGAACTCCACGTTTCACTAGCAAATAAATTGTCTATTCTTTCTTGGTAACTCATTTTATTCTCTCTGTAGGTCTATAGTTAAAGTCACTGGTTCTTTTTCTGGTAGTAAATCTACCAATATAGACGCCGTTACTGTGTGGTCTGTCTCTGACAAGTTAATTTGTTTCAATATAACTCTAGGATCATCATTGACTATTTCTGTCAAATCATCTTCTATAATTTGTTTTATATCAGAGGTCAACGGCTCAAAGACTAATTCATGTATAATCGAACCATACGTAGGCATCATGACTCTTTCACCTTTACGTGTCATTATGTTGTTCATTAAATCTTCAACAACTAACTCTTTTCCTGTTAGAGTGTGATTAATTGCCAACTTATTTTTAGTACTAAAACCTACAAATCTTGCCATTTTAAATTCTCTCTGTATATTAAGAGTATTTATCATCTTATAAAGTTCGAAGTTTTAGGTTGACTTATATTCTGAAATAATCTATAATTGTAGTAATTTAAGGAGTGTAAACAAAGTTATGCCTAATTTAGTACCTATGGTCATTGACCAAACTGCAAATGGAGAACGTAGTTTCGATATCTTCTCTCGTTTGCTCAAAGAACGAGTCATATTTCTTACAGGTGAAGTAAATGACTATCAATCTGATTTAATTTGTGCCCAACTTCTGTTCTTGGAAGCAGAAAATCCATCAAAAGATATACATTTTTATATCAATTCTCCTGGTGGGGCAGTTACGGCAGGCATGGCTATATATGACACAATGCAATTTATCAAACCAGATGTTTCTACAATGGTCATAGGACAAGCATGTTCTATGGGTTCTCTTTTAGCAACTGCTGGAGCAAAAGGTAAGAGATATATGTTACCTAATGCTAGACACATGATTCATCAACCTAGCGGTGGTGCAGGTGGTCAAGCAACTGACATGGAAATACAAGTCAAAGAAATTGTAAAAGTAAAAGAACGTCTAATTAATCTCTATGTAAAACACAACTCTAAAGCGAAAAAATACGCAGAATTACATGCTGATATGGAACGTGATAACTTCATGGATCCTAAAGAATCGCTAGATTACGGGTTAATTGACGAAATCCTTGAATCAAGACCAAAAACTTGACAGAATCGAGAATCATGATATAGTAGTTACATAATCAAGAAAGAGAGGGATTATGACTACATACGCAGAAGTTCATCAAGAAGCCACTACAAAAGCAACGTCGGCTGTTGATATATTTTTCAATAATGTTTTAAAAGGTGAAGACCAATATGCCTGTGGTTTTGCATGGGTTACTGTTTATCCTGAAAATAAAGGTAATACTAAACTAGGCAAAGCTGAAAGGGCTGGGCTAGAATCTATTGGTTTTAAGAAAGACTGGACAGGAAAAGCCTGGCAGTTGTGGAATCCTGGGAAATATGCAGGTCAAAATATAGATGCCAAAGAAGAAGGCGCACAAGTTTATGCTAACGTAATGAAGTCATATGGTTTTAAAGCATATTCAGGATCAAGGTTAGACTAAAAAACTTGACAGATTCAGGATCTGTGCTATATTAGAATCATGATGAAGGAGAGAGATATGAGTAAATTTGTTATCGAAACACAAATTCGTGAAAACTATGCATCGCATAATTCTGATTGGGATGGTGTTTCCGAATATTGGAAAAACAAAGGTGGCAACACTTATATTGTTGAGGCAGAAACAGCCGAAGAGGCTAAAACTGTTATCCCTTTAGTTACAGATTCTAACAATTCATTTGAAGAAAACTTTTTAGATTTCTTTTCTTGTGATGATAATTTTCAATCTGAATTTCTTAAATCTCAAAAAGAATACGACACTGACGGTTGGGATACTCTGTATCTCGACAAAGTTGTTCGTAAGGGTAAGAAGTCAGGTGACTGGTACATGAAACGAGGTTATATAGTAGGCGGATTTCAAAAAGGAACCGAATACGAATATCTTGTTGGTAAGTTTGTAGGTAACGTAGATAATTTGTCTACAGGTAAATGCGTTCTCAAAATCGAGGGCGATGAACGTACAACTCTTTAATTAGGAGGCACTAATGCAAAAATTTAAATTATATCAAATTCATCTTACTGATGCAGAAGTTGACAAAGTAAATGCAGAAGGACATAATAGTGTTCCTAAGCATTTAACTAAGTTGGATATGTCTTTTGCTAAAGATGAAGTAGGTTCGTTAGCTAAAAAGGCAATGGATAATAATTGGTACACTCATGTATCAAACATTACTGCCGATGGTTTAGAAAAAGTATTCGAAATAGGTAACATTGGTCCAGAAGAAAACATTCAGCGATTGGCTCCTATGTATTCTGTTAGTGTTAGTGACGTAGTTGAAAATGAAGATGGCAAACAATTTGTTTGTGCATCAATTGGTTGGCAGGAGGTAGCATAATGATACGTATTTTTAATAGTGCCTACTATGAAGATACTGGTGATGAACGTCTAATACCTTTAGAAGAAGCCAGTATCATAGAACAAAAAATAGATGCAAAGGGTCGTCCTTTTATATTCTTTGAGCATAAAGATTATCCATTAGGTGGTCTACGTGCTTGGTTTGACGGCACTTATTGGCAATGTGATTTAGATTGAGAGGTAAAATAATGGCTGTTCGTGAAAAATCTGTTGAAGAACTTATAATCGACCTTGATGGTCCTAACGGAAATGCTTTTTATCTTTTAGGTACGGCTCAACAATTTAGTCGTGACTTGGGATTAGATGGTGAAAAAATAATTAACGAAATGAAGTCTGGAGATTATATAAATCTTCTTAAGACTTTTGAAAACTACTTTGGTAGTTTTGTAACCTTAGAAACTAATAATAAACAATACTTGGAGGCACTATGAGCAAAAAAGAAGAAGTTTTAAGGAACCCTGTAAGGGTAAAAGTTAATGGTACAGACGTTACCAGAGACACAAGTGTAGACGATGCATATCGTGTACAAAAACTTATGACTCAAATGAATCCTGAGTCTAAAGTCGAAATTGTAAATGTAGAACCAACTCGCGGTTATACTAAATCAATTTACGAATTCTAAAATCCTGGAACTAAACTCCACATTTTAGCAGTACGAATTTTCATAGCGGCTAGTTCTTCATCGAACTGGCCGTTATTCTTTTTGATATTAGTTTGAATTTCATCTGTAATATCATACCACTTATCGTTATTAATCAGTGAAACTATAGGGTGTTTTTCTATTTTGTCTACACCTTGTTTGTAAAAATAATAACATAATGCATCAAATTGTGTTTGTGCTAATTCTCTGAATATAAATCTTTCTAAAACATTTCCAATATTTCTAAGTTGTTTATCTAGTATAAACTTAGCCATTTGTTTTGTAATCTTTTTACTAGAAATATCTATTCTCTGAGATTCTACAGTAACAAAACCAAACTTAATTTCTGTTGGTGTTACATTATATCCATAACCTATTTTATTATCATCTGTCAATTCAAGTATAGGTTCTTCTGTTTCTATAATAGCATCTTTACTTAAAGAAGAAAATATCAAATCTTCTATATTAAAAGTCGTAAGTCGTATGTGTGATAATATGTAAGTAGGTGTGTTGTCTTCTTTATATCCAACACCTAAATGTGTACCGTTTGGTGTAGTAACATTCAACGGCATTTGAATATAATTTAACAATGATCCTTTTCGTTTATCAAATATCATTATGCTAATCTCACAGTTGTTGTTCCAGTAACATCTGAATTGTCTGCAACTTTATATGAACGATTTAATCTATATGCACCACGTTCAACACTTGCGGCTGAGAAGTGCATAGGATCCCAAGGTCTAGACCAGTTACCGCCCCAACCTAATCCATGTCTAGCGGCGATTGTACCAATATTCAATGGTAAGTCACAACCAAAGTTTGTACCTCTGCTTCCACTTGGATCCCAACCAGCTGGCGCATTTTGGGCATATCCATTTGGTGCATATGCGTTAATATCTATTGCGGCTCCCATAGCATGGAAACTAGGTTTGTTACCGCCTCTTGTTGTTCGTTTACAATATCCATGTAATGTTCTAATTTCATATCCTGTTGCTTCCAAATCATTGATAAGACCTTGAAAGTTTTTAACAAAGATTTCTGCAACTTGACAACCTACACCATTACTTGCTCTTATAGTTCCAAGACCTTCACCGTCTGGTAATCCTGGAACATCTTCATTGGCTTCTTGTGCCTGATTGTCTGCTTCTATTTGGCCTTCTGCACTAGATGGGTCTGGAGCAATTTCATTACCTGCTTTTTGTGTATCAGTTTCTTGTGTTGGTGTATCACCTGAAGAACTAGGCATTGTTGCAGTAGTTCCTCTTAAGAAAGGTTCATGTGTTGGTATTTTAGGAATAATAGTATCTTCAATTAAACCTGCTTCCAAGTTTTGCATATCAGGTTGTGCTGATAAAGGTATATCAAAAGCGATAGAAGCCATTGGTCCATTAAGATGTAAATGCCCATCAGTTGATACGAACATATTTGTTTTTACTTTTGTATGATTTGCTCCACCACTTTCAAAGAACATACTGCCTTTAGTTTTTGCATGTAGTTGGTCACCAACATTCAAGTTTGTGTTTTCACCACTACGTATGTTAATTTTTTCAGCGGCTTCTAAATTGATATTTTTATCTGCACGTAAATTAAAATCTTTTTCAGTACGAATAGACATATTGCCTTCAGCATAAACCATTACTTCGCCTTTAGCACCTATCTCTACCCAACCAGAACCCGAACTATTAATCGCATATATAAAATCATTTGTTCCATCTACGATAACTTGTGCTCCTGAACCTGATGTAACTCTTATTTGATTAGGATGAATTGTACCATCATCTCCTACTGAACCATCGTCCATAGAAATATAATTTCCACCTGGTGTACTCCAACCATATACTTTTGAGTGTCCTGTTTTCTCATAGTTTGCATCTCTGCCTGGACTTGCAGTTGTTTGTCCTCGTAATGGGTCTGTATAAATTCCTTGATTTGCAGTATTGGCATTTTTATTAGTATTGTCTTGTTCTACATCTTCTACATTTGCCGCATCTCTAACTGAAACTGGTTTAATTTTCGAAGAAGGTACATCTGTAAATACACCTTCGCCTTGTCCTGTTCCGTCTGCTTTTGCTTTTGATGATGCTCCGCCAACTACATCTGGAACTTCTTGTGATACTGCGAACCAATATCCTTCATTTAAATCTCCGTTCTCTGCAAAGAAAACTAATATAGTAACTCCAGCATCTGGTGGGACTGCAAACATTCCATATGGTCCTTGCTTGTTTGCACCACCAAAAGAACTTGCATACATAAAGAACATAGGATTATCAGGTTCCCCTCCTAGTTTAGGAACATAGGCCGCTATTCTTCCTCTGCCCTCAGGGTCAGGAAATCCACCAACTGTTATAGCTTTGTATATGCCACTTTGAATAGATTTGATGATAGGGTTTTCTTGATGTCTTCTACCTTCAATAAGATTCTTGGCAAATGTTTCTGTAGTTCTAGATTTCATCGTATGCCTTTTGTATATTCCTTGTCATGTTTTTAATTGTTTGTACGCCCCAATGCCCACAATCACATCTATCTTCAACACTTTTGTTTTCTTCCCACATAGTAATATGTTTAAATCTTCTTTGTGGCATGTCCATATCTTCTTGATATTTATTAAAGACATTTCTATCATCAGGATGTATATTTTCGTGCCATGAAAGATTGTCAACAAAGATTATATTCCAATTCATAGCCTTTGTTATCCAATCTAATCTTCTAATACTTGTCTCTACATTTTTTAACCAAACGTTTGTATAACTTGTTTCTTGTTCAACCATATGTGCCCAAACTTTTGATATGTTGGTTTGTATTTTTCTTTGCATTTCTGGTTTTTCAGTATCGTATAATTCTCTTGGATTCATCTGTGGCATGATATCAAATGCTCTTAACCACTTATGTGCTTCAGGATTATATATAGAATTGTGTGCAGATATAGATGTAGGATAATCGGTGTCCATATAATAATCAAATCTGTACATCGATGAAAGTCCTACTACTATTGTTTTAGTTTTTTTAGACAATTTATCGTTTACCCATTGTTCTATTCCTGTTATTATTCTTGTATTGCCTGAACCCGGTCTTGAAAAATTTACAAATTTCACATCTGAATATTTTACGTTTAATAAATTTGAAGTTTCATATTCTCTAGGCAAACCTGCACAAAACATAAAACTATCACCAAATATTGGAACGATATTATCAAACTTTTCTATGTCATTAATATTAGTTCTAGTAGGATATTCATTTTCCCACACTTCATTTATGTGATTAAATTTATTATCTAGATGTACTCCTACAGGTCTACCTTTTCTATGACTTGCCCATGAAAAATCTGATAGTACTGAAAATTCATTAGAAATCATTGTTGTGGCCCATCCTCTTGTTCTTGTACTCTTTCTTGTGCAACTACTACAAAATCATTTTTACCTATTCTTCCTTGTAATACATCATCTGAATCATTTCTGTCAGTAGATGACATTCTAACATTTGTTGTTTCTACATTTGGAAAATTACTACTTGATGCAACTTTATTTTTTAATGTTGTACTATTTAATTGATATCTTTCTACGTCATTTGCGCCTTTAGTTGTATCAACTAATCCAAAATGCGTACTAGGATCTTGTATAGTTACTGTATTTCCATTTTCATCTTGATAGCTTATAGGGTCTAAGTTTGAATAATCTAAAACTTCTTCTGTTCCAAATTCATCAGTAAGTGCAATTTTAGGTTTATTGTTTGCTTGTTCTATTATTTGATTATAAACTGAACTAGCACCTTTATATTCAGCAACTTGGGCATTAGTTAATTGTCCATCACCATCTTGTTGATAGTTTTGTATACCGTCTTGTGTAACAATATCAACACGATTATCATCGCCTATTTTTACAGGAATATTTCCTATATCAGGATCAGTAACTTTTACTGCTACTTCTACTGGTGTATGAACTAATTCTCCGTTAGCATCTTTTGAAGATACAATACCACTAACTGGATCTTGTTCTATGTCTTGTAATTTTTCTCTATTGTCTGCAATAGATTGTTGTAATTCTGCTTTTCTTTCTTCATCTTCACGCCTTCCTTTTTCAGTCCAATACCAACTATCTAAATCATCATTCTTTTCTTTTAGTTCTGCCTCATCTTTTTCAATTTGTGTTTTTAGTCTGTCGGCTTCTAAGGAATCTCTTATTTCACCACGTGTTCCTGTTGTTGCACCTCTTTCTATATCATCTATTGTATCTTCAATAGTTTTCACTCTTGAATATTCTTCATCAGTTAATTGATGAAGACCTTTGTTTCCAATAATGTCTTGTGCCTCATTATTTAAAGATTTTACATTATTCATTTCTTGTTCAGTTAATGTATTAGTATCTATCTCAAAACCATATGACCTAGAACTTATCATGCCATTAGTGATTTGTGTTGAAGAATTTTTTACTCTAATTCCCTTGTCTGTTAATGATATATCACCATTGATTAATGCATCTGCACCAGCAGTTCCATTGTCGCTTGGTTCAATATTTTGTAATGCATCTTTAGGATTAAATATCATATCGTTGTTGCCTACTACATATGCTTTTGTATTATTATCTATTTCATCATTGAATGCATCTATTTCAGCTTGATTTACATTAACTACACCATCTTGTATTTTTGCTTGGCCTAATCCTTCATATGCTTGATCCATTACCGCAATAGTGGCTGGAGATACTGTTCCGCCATTATCTATAAATTCATTTATTTGGTCCCTAGCATCTGTGGCATCTGTAAATGTCCCTCTGTAAGTTGCCAAATCTTGATATGCTAAATCTTTGGCATTACAACTTGCAACATGTCCTTGTAAACAAGCACCCTCCATATAAGATAATGCATTAGCTACTGCTTTTGCCTGTGCCTCGGTTGCAAACGGAGATTCAGAAACAAAAGCATTTACTGACGCCGTCAATGCGGCATTTCTTTGAGCAAATCCTGTAGAAGGATCACTAGGATTAATTCTATCATTTACTCCATCGCCATCAACATCTTGTGACACATCTGATCCAGCGCCTACGGCACTGTCTGCAATATTATCTGCATCTGCACTTTGTTTTTCTTTTTCAACTACGTCATCATTTAAGCCTTTCTCTGCTTCAATGTTTGTATAAACAACACCATATTCGTCACCCCAATTTTCAGGTGCACCTACATTAAATAGTTTAGGTTGAAATTCTTTAAATGTTGAAGCCGAAGGTTGTTTGACCATTTCTAGTGTTTGTGTAAACTGTCCTCCAGAAAAGCTACTAGTAATTGAATTGACCATGTATATCATAGTTTCTAATCTAGTCTTTTTTATTCCATCTGAGTTTGCCGCATCTTGACCAATTCTATCTGCATCATTTAAGAAGTTTCCTTCTGCTTTGTCAACAATAATTGCACAATAGTTATATCCATTAAATTGTGTAGAATGCATTTTGTAATCTTCATTTGAATTCTTTGTCCCAAAATTTCCCTTTTCAACTTCAACTGGTAACATTGTTTCAATCCAAAAAGGATCTCCTTTAATTGTCATCGTTGCTCTTATCATACTTAGGTTTCCTGCTTTACCTTCGTAATATTTTTCTTGTGCTAATTCTACTTCTTCTTGATTAGGATGTTTGACTACATTTAATTTTGTTGGGTTAGCTAATAAAGGTTTTGTTATTCTTGCAAAGTTAATTGGATTTTCTACAAGTGTTTTCATCAATGCACTAAATTGTTGTAAACTTAATTTTGCTACAATCTCTCTGTCTAGTTCCTCAGTTAGAACAATTCCTGGATCTCCGTTAGTATCAGACAGACCTAGTCCTTGCCAACTTTCTTGTATAGCAGAAGTTGCCTCTAGTGCTTTGTTAGATAATAAATGACCTAAAGCCTCTCTAGTAACATTATCATTTTCTCTTTGATTTTCTTCTAACTTTTTTAAGGCCGCATTTGATTCTAATTTAGCATCTCTAACTTGATTGTTTAATTTATTAAAGTTTTTTCTTGTTTCGCCTTTTAGAATATCATTGAATATTTCATATGCCTCTACAGCCTTAGCATTTCCTGATTCTGCATCTGTTTGAAGAATACTTCCTATCTGATTTATATCTGCTTTTCTAATATAGGAAGCATCAAGTCTGCCAAGTTTACCAAAGCCAACACCGTACTGATTAACTAATCTATCCATGAATTCGTTTTTAAGTTTCGTATTCATCTGCTTGAAGTCTTTAATTAATTGTTCGGCTTCTTGTTCTTCTTTATCAAATTCTTGTTGTAGTACTTTTGCCTCTGCTTCAAGTTCAGTTAATTTTTGTAACGCCTTTTCATCAATTTCTTTTCTATAGTCACCTATTTGGTCTAAGAATACATTTGCCATATATGCATCGCCAGGTTGTGAGTATGACTTTTGTAACTGTTCTGTAAGTTGAACATTAAAATCTATTATCTGGTCATTCTTACCTGTGTATGTATAGTAATATCTTTTATGACAACGACCAGATAAGAAAATGTTTCTTAATAGGCCTGCAGTTTTAGAAATCAAATTAGCATTATCAATTTGATTTTTTGGTAATATAACTTTGTGTAGATTAATAAAATATGTTATATTGTAACAGTACGATGCACTAAGAACATTATAACCTTTTAGTTTTGGTTCTCCGTGAGGTTTTATGTTAAACAAGTCTGTTTCTTTATCTTTTGATTCAAGAAGTTCTTCTCTGACTTGTTTTGCATTCATTATTATGCTTTCTATCGCATTGTAAATTGATACACCAGGAGTTATTACACCTGTTTGCATTCCTAATTTTATTGATTTCTTTTTGTCAGTTTTATTATTACCAGATGCCATATTAGGATTATTTGGATCTTTCATTTCTGCTTGACCAAACTTTTCTTTAAATTCATCTGATAATTCAAATTTGTATTCATTGATAAAGTTAGGATCACTTATGATAGCTTTGTCTTTTACTGACGTATTAAGAGCCTCAAAGAAACTATCAAGTGTTTCGCCTAGTGTGTCTTTAATATCAAATTCAAAATTGTAGTCAACTTGTCCTACACTCGTATCAGTAATAACTGTATCTGCAATGATAGTACCTTCTAATCTTGTTGTTGTTCCTCTAGCATCTGTAGTAGTTTGTAAATTTCTATAACTTCTAAGTCTAAAAGGCAACACTTTAGTTGCTGGAAAATTTCTAGTTACTGTGTCGTTATCGTCATATCCTAAAAATTTTATTTTCATAAAATACACTGCGGACGCAGTATTAGGATAACCACATAGTAATGCAGTATTGTTTAACATATCAGGCAATGATGTACCACCAACTTGAGTTATATTAAAATCTAATGTAATGGCAGTTCCTGCCATTCTTGAAGTGTTGACGTTTCCGTAACCTGTTGACTGAACATTTAAATCTGTTATGTTTAATTCTGTAGTCACACCAGTTTTTGCAATAGTTATTTTTTCAATTTGGTCAGTAGGCCATGCATCATTTACAACATCGTTCAGTAATGTTGGTATATTTTCATATGCTAGAAATTTTGCGGCTTCTTGTTGATTGACAACAAACAATTCTAAATTGTAAGTAAATTGTTGAAATTTATCTAATTCATTATCCCAGAATAGATTTTTCTTTTCCATCCTTTCAATGAGTTCTGCAAGACTTGATGCACTATTTAAAATCTGTCTTTTACTTTCTGCTGGATCTAGTTGGTCTTCTGTAGTTTCATCAACTTTGTCTATACCTTCAGCCTCTTGTTCTCGTTGGGCTTCTAGCATTGCGTTGTTTGCCTCAGTATCATCTAATGGTGATTCTTTATTATCGAAATCTTCATCAACTGCCATTTTAATACCATTGTCTATGATATTGCCTTTACTAAAATATTCAGCGGCTTCGGCTCCACCTTCGTGTTTTATCATTGCGGCAATAAATTTTTTATGTAAGGCAGGATTTGCACTTAAATCTATTTCTTGATTCGGATCTACTCCTGCAGATTTGGCAACTGCATTTATGTATGCTTGTGTATTATTTTCACTTGTTGGTGCGTAACGATTAATGATTTGGGCAGTGGTTGTTAATCCGTGTTTGTTCTGATAAGTTTCCAGAGTCTTTGCCATTGCTCTAACACCTTTTTCAGGTGTATCAAACGTAACAAATGAACCATCGTCACCTGTCTTACCCTTCCATTTGGTAGAGTTTGTTCGTATGTTTCCTGGATTATTATTTCTTACACTTCTTACAGCCATTGTTTTTACTTCATGTTATCGATTTGATTTTTGCTAGGAATTGCTATTTTTGTTCCTGCCGTAAAGTCTCTAATAGGGTCTTCTATTATGTCAGGGTTTCTCTTTGCAAAAATCCACCAATACTTTGAAGTGCTATACAATTTGTAACTAGCTAAATCAGGTCTCTGATTATATTCTTGTGGAATAATATAAATTTCATCTAGAGGACTAACATCTAGAAATGTATCGTTCATTATGTCCAAGACTTTATCTTGAATCACTGGAGTCTTCTTCCAAGGAGATGTAGGATCATAAGGCATTAGATGTACCCCTTACTTTTTAGTTTACCACTTAAGAAATCATTCATTGTAAAATTATCTCTTACGTTTTTTGGAGAATATGTTGTAGTTAGTGATAGAACGAATGTTTGTTGTACAGGAACTCTAGTTTTACCATCTGCTAATTTGATGTAATCTATGTCTTGGTCTAAGTTCCATGTAAAGTCTCTTACAAGTATTGGTACATTTTCATATATACCATGTGCAAAAAGTCTTAGTACAGGAGGGGGTAGACCCGCATCTTCATCTCGCCAACCGAAATTCATTTTTAATGCACCTCTAATAAACTGACCCATTTGCAATACACTTTGAGCCTCTTCTTCACTACGAACTATTATAGGTGCCGCCATATTAAATTCTGTATTTGACGCCATTTCAAATGCTCTTTGTTGGAAATTTGAGTGTGTCAAATCATATGAACTATATCCAGTTTGTGTGATAACACTAAGAGTTGGTGTATATGGAAATTGTATTGTTCCTAATCCAGATGCTCCTAGTCTGCCACTTGGATCTGTGATATAGACTGGTTGCATACGTTCATATAAGTTCATTAAATTCTCCTTCTTTTGTGTATTTATCGTTATATAAAGTTCGTAGTTTAAAAAAGTAAATATTTAGCTTGACAACCGGTTAAAATTTAGTGTATAATGATAATATTAAATAGGAGCAAAACCATGGCACGTAGAGGTCAAAATTATTTAAATAATAAAGACATGCTGAGGCAGATTCACACTTCTAAAGCTAATTATAGCTGGTTTGAAGATAGAGATAAGCATCATCAATATGATATAATTGTCAATGATGTTAAAGAAATTCGTGAATCTATAGACCAAGCAAAACAAAACCGGGCAGATAGAATGCAGAAAGAAGCCTGGGAACTTAACGAAGACAAAAAGAAAAGACAATCAGATTTTTTAGTCGATTTAGACACAATAGATAAGAACGATTTAGTTTTTAGAGTTATGACTTTTGAACATGTTCCTGATGAGCCAGGAAGAAAAAACAATCCAAAGACCATAGCTGACCATAAAGTAAAACTAAACTTTCCGCCTTTCAAACATTATGTTCTAGACGGAAGAAAATTCAAAGAAGTTGGAATTTCACATCATAATAAAAACAAAGAATTTGATTTACAGGGTGGTAAGATTACTGCAAAACTTGCCAACATGTACATTAAATTAGTAGAGCGTTATTCTCAGAGAAGTAACTGGCGTGGATATACATATATTGACGAAATGAGGGGACAAGCACTTTTACAACTTACACAAATTGGACTACAGTTCAACGAAGCTAAAAGTGATAACCCATTTGCATATTACACCGCGGCAGTTAACAATTCATTTACACGTGTTCTTAACACTGAAAAGAAAAATCAAGGTATTCGTGATGACTTATTAGAAAAGTCAGGACAAATGCCAAGTTGGACTAGACAGTTAGAACATGAAATGAAATCGCAGGAACGTTGGCAGAAAGTAATCAAAACACGTATTACTGATGACCAAATTCCTACAGAGACAATCAAAGAGATATACGCCGATAATGACTAATCTTTTTAAGAAAGCCGCTTGGTTTACTGACATACATTATGGAATGCGTAACAACGCAAGACAACACAATGAAGATTGTGATGAATTTATCGATTGGTTTATAGAAGAAGCCAAAGCTAAAGGTTGCGAAACTTGTGTATTCGGTGGAGACTGGCATCATAATCGTGCTAGTCTTAATATTTCAACAATGAAATATTCACTAGATGGGTTACGTAAACTAAACAATGCTTTCGAAAAAGTTTATTTTATTCTAGGTAATCATGATTTATTTTATCGTGAAACACGTGATGTAAATTCAGTAGAGTTTGTTAAAGAGTTACCCAACATAATCCTGATAGACAGTGTACACACTGAAGGTGATTGTACATTTGTCAGTTGGTTAGTTGGTGATGAATGGAAAAAAATTCCGAAGATAAAAAGTAAATATATGTTCGGACACTTTGAACTTCCCACGTTCAAATTAAACGCAATGGTCGAAATGCCTGACCATGGTGGTTTAAAAAGTGAGATGTTTACGAACCAAGAGTTCGTTTTTTCAGGGCATTTTCATCACCGGCAAATTAAGGGCAACGTGATATATACGGGCAATGCATTCCCACATAACTTCTCCGATGCAGGAGATGACGAAAGAGGTTGGATGTTCCTGGAATGGGACAAAGAGCCTGAGTTTTTTGCATGGCCTAATGCTCCTAAATATAAAAATATCACGTTGTCTGCTTTGCTTGAAAATACTGCTGAGTATCTATTACCAAAAACAACGGCAAGAATTACACTTGATATTGATATATCTTACGAAGAAGCAAACTTCATCAAAGATACTTTTGTTGAGGCATATGACTTAAGAGATATATCATTACAACCAATGAAAAACACACAACATGAAGACGATACAGGTGCTGAACTTCATTTTGAAACGATTGATGAAATCGTAATTTCACAATTAAATTCTATCGATGAAGGTGGAAGTTTCAATAGAAAGATTTTAGTAGAATTGTATCAGAATTTGTAATGAAAGATTTATATGTATTAATCACAGGAAACAAGTACTATGGGCTTTGCAAAGCGATATGCAATCTTTTTGATAGTGTGGATAATATTAGTTATCGCACTGCTAGTCGTACCAACGATTGGTCTTTAGATAGAAACGAAGAACAAGAAAGACTAGCTGAATACTTTGTCAATGAAGGTTTTGATATATTCATTAACAATTCTGCATTATGGAAATTTCATCAAGTAATGATAGCTGAACAAGTTTATTCTAAATGTGTAGAAAGAAAAAAGTCTGCACACATTATTAATATTGGTTCAACTGCGGATACTGGTGTAAAAGGCAGAACATGGAGATATCCTACAGAAAAGAAAGCACTAAAACATTACAATCGTGATTTAACTTACATGACACAAGGCGGTTCTAATATCAAATCAACACTGATATCACCTGGTAGTTTAACTACTCCTAGTGTTATGAAAAAACATCCAGAAAGAAAACTTATCGATACAGAATACATTGCAGACATAGTTTTATGGTTGCTTCAACAACCAGAATATGTTAATATAAATGAAATCAGTTTAGATCCAGTTCAAACAGGCAAGTTCGCAAGAGAGAGGTAATGATTTGCTAAAAATTAAAAATATTACGATCCGAAACTTTATGAGTGTAGGGAACGTCACACAGGCCGTTGACCTTGCACGGGATAATTTGACTCTTGTTCTTGGTAACAACTTAGACTTGGGTGGTGACGGTTCTCGTAATGGTACAGGCAAAACTACTCTTATCAATGCTTTGTCCTATGGTATATATGGCAACGCACTTACAAATATCAGAAAAGATAATTTAATTAACAAGACAAATGCTAAAAACATGCTTGTTACGATTGACTTTGAATACAACGGAAGTCAATACAGAATTGAACGTGGTCGTAGACCAAACGTATTTCGTTTCATTAGAGACGGTATCGATTTAAATGATGGTGCAGACGATGTAGCACAAGGTGAAATGAGACAAACGCAAGTCGAAGTTGATTCGATTATTGGTATTTCTCATTCAATGTTCAAACACGTAGTTGCGTTAAACACATACACTGATCCTTTCTTGAGTATGAGAGCAAACGACCAACGTGAACTAATCGAAGAATTATTAGGTATTACTGAATTGTCTCGTAAAGCAGAGGCACTTAAAGAAGTAATCAAAGAAACAAAAGACGAAATAAAAGAAGAAGAATACAATCTAAAATCAATCGAAGATGCTAATTCACGTATTCTTAAAAACATTACAGACATAGAACGTAGACAACGTATCTGGAAAGACAAACACGATACAGAATTACAAGAATTAGAAAAAGCCCTAGATGCTTTATCTCATGTTGATATCAAACAAGAGATTGCTAATCATCAAACTCTAAACGAATACACAGAAAAGAAATCTAAACTAGAAGAAGCACAACGTTGGGTTGATAGTATCTCAACCGATAACAAAAAGTTTTCTGATTTAGAAACAAGAGTTATAAGTGATATTGAAAAAATTAAAGACCACAAATGTTTTGCTTGTGGACAAGAAGTACACGATAGCAAACAAGAAGAAATCTTAAAAGAAAAAGAAGAACTATTAGGTGAAACAAAATCACACTTAATGGGAAACTACGACAAGTTAGATACACATACAAAAGTAATCGATGAAGTAGGTGAACTAGGCGATAAGCCTACAGTATTCTATGATAATCTAAACGATGCTTACGAACATCAAAACTCAGTTAGTGTACTAAAAGAACAAATCGAAACTAAAAAGAAACAAGAAGATCCTTATACTGAACAAATAAAAGAAATGCGTGAAAGTTCACTTGAAGAACTAGACTATTCTAAAATGAATGCTCTAAACTCTTATCGTGAACATCAAGACTTCTTGATGAAACTGTTAACAAACAAAGACTCATTTATTCGTAAAAAGATTATTGACCAGAACTTATCATATCTAAATTCACGTTTAGAATTTTATCTTGATAAACTTGGGTTGCCTCATGAAGTTAGATTTATGAGTGACTTAACTGTAGAAATTACAGAACTAGGTCGTGAACTAGACTTTGATAACTTATCAAGAGGTGAACGTAACAGACTTATATTGGGTCTAAGTTGGAGTTTCCGTGATATATTTGAATCACTTTACAGTACAATCAATGTTCTATTTGTCGATGAACTTATTGATAGTGGTATGGACACAAACGGTGTAGAATCATCACTTGCAGTATTGAAGAAAATGCAACGTGATAGAAATCGTTCTATATTCTTGATATCACACAGAGATGAATTGTATGGTCGTGTAACAAATGTTCTTAATGTTATAAAAGAAAACGGCTTTACATCGTTCTCAAACGAAGATGAATTAATTGAAACAACATAAGGAAATATTATGTCTGATGATGTCAGAAAAGTTGCACAAGAACAAGCGACCGAAGCCTATGGTTTATTTTTAAAGTTTTTAAAATATTTTTCATACGTCTGTGTTGCAGGTTTGTTGTTCGTAGCAAGTTGTAACTTTGGTGTAGATGGAACTGGTGGCAAACCAGATCCAAATCCAGAATTGTTTGAAGAATATAAAAGTAATATGGGGATAGATTGATGCCTTATCATACAGAAGCAAAATTATTTTCAGTTGGTGACTTTATAAGTCACGCAGGTTTGCCATTAAAATGGAAAATAGAATGTGATGCTATATCGCCAGAACAATGGTCAGCATTAGCAACCATGATAATGGATTACCAAAAAGAACCTTTTAGTAAAGTTGTTGGTATACCTCGAGGTGGACTAGCATTACAATATGCTCTAGAACCTTATGTAACAGAAGGCGAACACCCTTGGTTAGTTGTCGATGACGTTTATACAACTGGTACAAGTTTTAGACAATTCTGTACAAACAAGCATACAATGTTTGCGTACAAGTGGTGTATATTTGCAAGAAAGACAATCCCTTCTATGGAAAATATCAACGCATTGTTTACAATGCCGGAGATAAAAGATGTTCGTTGACACAACAAATCCTGTAGAATTTAAAATTATTGGTAAAGATTTAAAAGAATTTTTGCAAGGTTTAATCACTAATAACATAAACAATATAGACAAAGAACCCGTAGAAACGTTCATACTTACGCCTCAGGGTAA